TATAGGTACAGATCCACAGTGCTTTAAGTATTATAATGGAGTATTCAATAAAACCCAAGAGTTTGGGAGAAAGGAGAATAATCCATTACCCTCAAAAGAGGATAATTGGATTATACGTGAAGAAGTTATGAATAAAACGGTTCCTGTATGGGAAAAAGTAACACTAACACTTGATGAAGCTGCCGAATACAGCAATATAGGAATAAATAAAATCAGAGAAATTTCCAACAATCCAAGATGTAATTTTGTAATTTTTGTAGGAAAAAAACGTTTAATAAAGCGCAAAGAATTTGAAAAGTTTATCTCTGATAATGTGGAATTGTAGACAATTAAAGCCTTATGTGATAAAATATCAGATTGCATAAGGCTTTTCTCATAATTGGAAAGGAGTGTAAAGTTTTGGGGAAAGACTTAAAAGGAAAGGAATTGGGACAAGGAATAAGTCAAAGAAAAGACGGATATTATGTGGGAAGATACACTTCAAAAAATGGAAAGCGTATTCAAAAATTATTTTTAAAGGTAAAAGATTGTCAAAAGTGGCTTGCAGATAACCAGTATTCAGATGAACATAGTAATGCTGACTTTCCACAAGACATGATTGTAAGTGCGTGGTATGATTACTGGATTTCTATAAAAGAGAAAACAGTAAGACCGAATACCGTAAGAAATTACAAAGAACGTTACAACAAGAATATTTCACCAGTCATAGGAAATAAACTGCTAAAAGAGGTAAATACAATACATTGCCAGCAGATTATGAACAATATGTCAGATGACGGTTATAAGACCACTACAATATACCAGGCAAGGATAGCACTTTATAATATGCTTGATTATGCATATCAAAATGACATAATTCCTAAAAACCCATGTAATAGAATGGTAAAGTACGACATAGGAAAACCGTCGGAAAAGAAAGAAGCACTTACTATTGAAGAGCAAAAAAAATTCTGCCATGAAATAGTTGGTTGCCCTTATGAATATCAATACCTTTTTATCTTGCAGACTGGTTTAAGGACTGGTGAATTGGTTGCTTTAGAATGGAAAGACATTGATTTCAAAAATAAGACCATGACTATTTCTAAAACTATGGAGTACCGACATTCTACTAAAGAGTGGAGAAAAGGAGAACCGAAAAGTAAATCTGGGTATCGTACTATTCCATTGACAGATGAAGCAATTCGGTTATTGAAATTACAGAAAAAGAAAAATCAGTCATTGCCTTTTATATCTTTGGAGTGGAAAGATACCGTATTCGTTTGTAAAAAAGGTACGCCAGTTAAAAATAGCACATACGACACGATGCTTTTTAAAGTATGTGAAAAAGCAGGTATACGAAAAATTGCAATGCACATATTAAGACATACTTTTGCAACGAGATGTATTGAAGCAGGAATGATGCCAAAAACATTACAGACACTTTTGGGACATTCAAATATAGGCATAACAATGAATCTTTATGTGCACACGACAGATGATCAGAAGCAGAAAGAAATAAGTATGGTTGCAGATGCTTTGAAAGTAATTTGATCTAAAGTGGTACATAATTGGTACATAAATACAAATTTTAAAGAAAGAAATGCCGTAAAATCAAGGCATTTAAGAGGTTATGAAAAAATATGAAATTAGGTATCGTTATATTTTACCATATTTCACGTATTTTCTTATAATCTTACAAAACCTTACAAATGCAGTGTTTATCAGTGTTTTCGACATTTTATTCTTTAACGTAATTTAACATAATTCTTTATAATTTAATAAAAATTGGTACATAATTGGTACATAGAAAAGCCTTATGCAAATGATATTTTAACGAGAGGAAAATGATATTTTCACTCTCTTTTTTTATGCAAAAATTTAATCATAAGGAGGGATGACCTTATGGGAAAATTTAAATTTTCAGATGAAACACTGGAACATATATTCAGCAAAGAACGTACAAGGGAAGTGCCGATTAAGTATCAGTCAATCATGGTTCATGTGATCGAGGAAGTTTTAGGAGAAACGGGTAATGCTTATGAATTTCAGTCCGTTGGGACTTATGAACAAGCCGACATATCAGACACTTGATGAAGTTGAAATTGCGAAACAGATAGAATCAATGGAAGAAAGGGAGAATAGCCATGCCACAGCCGATTATGAATCCGAACTATTTCAATCCGCAGTATAGAACACCTATGTACGGACAGTTTATGCCACAGCAGGAACAGTTCCAGCCACAGCAGTTTATGCAACAGCCACAGCAAAACGCAGTACAGATGTACGGTCGTATTGTACCGGCGCAAGAGTGCATAGCACCGAATGAGGTTCCTATGGATGGCAACACAGCATTCTTCCCCAAACAGGACCTGTCTGAGATCTATGCTAAATCCTGGGGAGCAGATGGAAAAATCTATACAAGGCTCTACAAGCCTTTTTTAGATGCAGACCCTAGCAATTTACCGTCTGACACAGAAAAGGCTAAATTTGACCTATCAGACGAAGCCACAGCGGTATTTATGAAGCGCTTCGATGAACTGGAACAAAAAATTGAGCAGTTGAAATCTTCGCAATCGCAAAGAAAAACTTCACAATCGCAAAGAAAGGATGATGCAGAATGAAAATGATGAATCCTATGCAGATGCTCAAAGGGATGGGAAATCCACAACAAATAATTCAAGGGATTATGGGAAATAGTCAGATGATGCAAAACCCCATGATTAGAAATGTAATGGGAATGGCGCAAAAAGGTGACATATCAGGCGTTGAAAATTTTGGCAGAAATATTGCTAAGGAACGTGGCGTAGATTTTGATTCTGAATTTGAAAAATTCAAGCGTCAATTTCCTATGAAGTAGATACTAAATTCTTGCAAGATTAAGTATAAAAAATCTTATATGGAGGTAAAAATTATGTTTGAGAGTAACAATACTCCCTTTACCATGCCTGTTATTCCAGCTAATGGCGGATACGGTAACAACGGTGCATGGGGTGACGATGGCGCATGGTGGATTATTATTTTCGTCCTTTTCTTTGCTTTTGGCGGATGGGGCGGTAATGGATGGGGCGGTAATGGCTCTAATTCCAGTTACTACACTGATTCTGCACTGCAAAGAGGGTTCGACACCCAGTCTATCATCGGTAAACTGGACGGAATCAACAACGGTCTGTGTGACGGATTCTACGCTGTAAACAATGGTATGCTTACCGGATTTAATGGCGTAAATACCAATATTTTACAGACTGGCTATGGCATCCAACAGGCTATCAATGCCGACACCGTAGCAGGAATGCAGAATGCTAACGCTTTACAGGCACAGTTAGCACAGTGCTGCTGCGATACCCGTGAAGCTATCCAGGGTGTAAACTACAATATGGCAACGAATACTTGCGCATTGCAGAACACCATGAATAACAACACAAGGGATATCATTGATAATCAGAATGCCGGCACTAGAGCAATTCTTGATTACTTATGTGCAAAAGAAAATGCGGATTTGAGAGATAAGGTGCAGAAACTTGAACTTTCTGCTTCACAGGATAGACAGAATGCACTTCTGACTACTGCAATGACAGCACAGACACAGCAGATCATCAACGCTGTGAACCCTACACCCATCCCGGCATACCAGGTTCCCAACCCTAATGTATATTACGGATGTGGATGTAACACTGGTTGCGGATGCTAAAACTGCATATCGAGTAACTTAACCTTAAGGTTATGTCTGCTATGCAGAATTACTGACAACATGGGGCAGACTATATGGTTTGCCCCTTTGATTTTGAAAGAGAGGTATTTATTATGGCTGAATATACAGCAGTAGCATTACAGACTGTGGCAGCAGGAGCAGACGTTGCTTTTACCGAAACTGCCGTAAATGGAAGTGGTTGTATCACTCACAGAGAGGGATCCGGAATTGTAAAGTTAAGAGGTATCACTAATCAGTGCCGGGCAAGATTCCTTGTAAGTTATTCCGGTAACATTCAGATTCCCACTGGTGGAACTGTTGGGGAAATTTCCCTTGCACTGGCGGTAGACGGGGAACCTTTACAGTCCACAAGAATGATTGTAACTCCGGCAGCTGCAGAGAATTTATTTAACGTTTTTGCACAGGCTTACATTGATGTCCCTCGTGGATGTTGTAGTACGGTAGCGGTTCAGAACACTTCCGCACAGCCTATTCAGGTACAGAACAGTAATTTAATTGCCGTTCGTGAAGCGTAGGAGGTGAAAATCATGGATGTTAAAAGAATGCATGAAATGATTGAAAAACTTTCTGAATGCGCTAAAACGCAGTTTGACAAGGGCATCGACCATGTAGACACTTGCGAAATGGGAAAGGTCATCGACATGATGAAAGACTTGTCCGAAGCCATGTACTACCGTGAGTTGACAAAAACCATGCAGGACTATGACCCAGACGAAGTCATGGAAATGTTTGAACGTTACGGTGATGGTGGCAGACGGTACTATGACCATTACCGCTATGCTGACGGCAGATTTGCACCTAAAGGTCGTGGAACCTACCGCAGAGGGTATGAAGAGCCACCCTATTACCATATGACCCCGGAAATGTATCACCGTGACATGGACAGAGACATGGGGCGTATGTACTACACGGAAACTTCTTCATCCGGTATGCGTGATGCAAGAGAGGGCAGAAGTGGAATGAGCCGCAGAACCTATATGGAAAATAAGGAACTGCATAAGGCGAATACACAGCAGGACAAAGAAGCAAAAGTCCGTGACCTGAACACATACATGACCGAACTTGCAAACGACATGACGGAGATCATCAACGATGCAACACCGGAAGAAAAGACGGTACTGCGAAACAAACTGTCTGCACTGGTAACAAAAATCGGTTAAAACACTTAAGGGGCTTATTTAGCCCCTTTTATGTTGGAGGTGGTAAGTTGTTCACGATAAATGGAATGGACTGGAATTTAAGCCGTGTACGCAGTCACAGCCCTATGCTGATGCGTTCTGATGGTACATATACTTTTGGCATGACAGACAGGAACACAAGAGAAATTTACATATCAAATATGATTCACGGTAATTTCTATGATCGTGTGCTGTGCCATGAATTGTGCCATGCGTTCTGCCTATCCTACAATTTGACTATGGATATTCAGACGGAAGAGATTGTTGCCGACTTTTTGGCTACCTACGGAAGAGAAGTATTTGCGCTGGCTGATGAACTGATAAGCGGATACATGGAAATAATGGCATAGAAAAGACCCCTGTTATGGGGTCTCTTCTTTTGCACAGTCCTCTAAGTCTTTCTGAAGAATTTTAGATGCAAGGTCTGAAAGCTGTGGGAAGTATGTGATTACTTCGGAATTTCTGCATTTCCAGTTTCCTGTCGTTGCGCTGTAAATTCTCTTTGCTTCATCAAAATTATACGTTCTTCCCAAGACTTCAAGTAAGTGGTGCATATATTCCTTTGATGTAATTTCGTAACAACGGCAGATGTAATTTATTTTGCCACGGTTGATGCAGAACCAGTCTGTTTCAAACTCTAATGTCGGCTTTTCCTCGATTGCTGTGGTGGAAGTAGGTGCTGGATGTTGATTTCTTAATGCAAAATAAGCATTGACAAGGCTCCTCTGAACTTTCCATGATAAATCATCCTTAAATGGCTTTACAAGCATAAGGTATCCGCTTTCGGTGAATACAGTAATACCTCTGTTTGGAATATCAATATTTCTAATGTCCACCGGGTGGACATTAGAATTTTCTTTTTCCAAAACAATATAATCAACGCCATTTATAAAGCGCTTTTTGTTTCTATTAAACGCTTTTCTAGCCGTGCCACTTGGCCTTTTATGAACAAGGTCGATATCGTCAAAAGTAACAACCATCTGACCATTGTATTCTCTGACATCTAACTCTGTTCCTTCAACGTTTACAATATTTTCCATATTATTTTTCCTTTCTTTTTATCTATCACAAAGTATATTTGTATATGCCAATATGCATTTGAGGAAATGAATGCTGGTATTTTCAAGGTTACAGATAATTTTTTTGATAAGTTCTTCTCTCATTTTCAGCTCCTCCATTTAATCAAAAATAATTTGCCAAAAGGAAGATGCAGTGCTATAATTTACATAATCCTTTTGGGGTAAAGGAGCAGCCGGTTACTTTGCGGGTATGGCTGCTCCTTCTTTTTTAGTTTCCGATTTCTTCATCAACTTTTTCGTTAAACCATTTCGTTTTAGTCAATCCTTTTTGGGAAAGTTTTTCCTCTAACTTCTCAAACTTTTCCTTTTCGATTTCAACACTAAAATTTTTTGTTTTCTTTCTTCGCTCTTTGAAGTAATCGGCTCTGCTTTTAGGTGCTATGGGTATCACCTCCTTGTTTCGAGATACATTATATAATGTTTCGAGATACAAGTCAAGCATTTTTTCAAAAAATAAAAATGCACTAGATTGAATCTAGGGAGTCTATCATCCGACCAGTTTATTCACCGACTTATTTTCCAAAAATTCCTTAATTTCTCCGTATCCCCAACCGTATCCAACCAGTGAACTTACAAGCATTTCTGCATTCTGAACTAACAGTAGTTTTTCCTCAGTCAGATAATCCCGGATGTTTTCTTTGTTGCCAATATTAAGGTCAAGCCGTAATTGCTTTGCGGTTTTTCCGAATACTGATTTATAAATCAAATCGGTGTAGGTAGAGTATGCATGACCGTGCATCCGTTCATTTTCGGAAGTCCTCTGCAAACTATCCGTAAGTACCCTGCGGACACCAATTCCTTTTTCACGTTCCCGTATTTTGCCGATAAGAGCCTTTTCCATTGCATTGAATTGCTTAATATAAGCCATTTTAAATTGCATAGCTTTCTCACCTGTGTATCCCATGACCAAAAGTGTAAAACCATCTCTGTTCATGTAATACATAGGATTTTTCTTTCCGTTTGATGCCTTATATTCTGTCTCATAGAATAGCCCCGAAAATTCGGGTGTACTAATTTTTGATGCAATCTCACGTATATCTTCAATTACGTGATAATGTTCTTTTCCAAACGTTTCCGCAACATCAAGGCTTGTTACAACGGTTACTTCTTCTTTGTTTACTGTTTTGATTTCAACTAACATTTTCTACCTCCAAACAATACATTGTCATGGGGCAGAAGAGCATAAAAATAAGCCCACTACCCCTGTTACTGTTGGAGTAGCAAACTTCCAATCTTTTTTTGGTCTGTCTTTATTCCGGGTCTTGGTTGCAATCTATGCTGTTTAAGCAGCTTTCACTCACCGGACATGATGCAAGACTTCCTAACTGACACATATTATATCATGCAGAACATGGGTTCGCAACATAAAAAATAAGAGCACCCTTGCGGATGCCCTTAAAATCCTATATTCTATTGTAATTTGAGTACTTCTTTGTTTCCAGTCCAAATGCTTGTTTCATATTCCAGTTCAATGCTCTGCGCATCCTGCGGAACTACAAATGCAATCTTGTAAGATGTTTTTCTGCCACTTGAAAGATTTGCATTCAACGAAGAACTATCAACAACACTGTAATTCTGCTCACAATCTGTATTGTCTGCGTAGCACTGGAAATCGTAGATGCTTACATACTTATCATCTTTGCTGTTGTTCTGATAAGAAACATCAATCATAATGTATTTTGTTCCATCAGCAGGAGCGTTCCAACCGTATTCATCCTCATAATCAGTGTAGTCAAGGTCAAAGTCATTGATTGTGACTTGCAAGCCGTCCGCATCGAATGTGTAACCGGGAGAAATAACAGTACCACTCGGTACTTCCGCTTCTTCAACTTTAGATTCCGGTGTGATTTCTGATACTGCGGCAGAACTTTCCGTTGTTGCAGAAACTGATGTCTGTTTTCCGGTAGATTCCTTGTTGCTATCGGATACACTATTTACAAACAATGCCATAATGGCAAAAATAATAATTCCGATAATAGAGCAAGTCAGTCCTGCGATAGCAGTGCCGTGTTTCTTGTCTTTCTGACATAGTGCAATGATAGCAAGAACAGCACCTATAATTCCCGGCACAATTCCGAAAGCTATACAAGCTGTCAAAATACTGATGATTCCTAAAATCATCGAAGCAATTCCTAAACCACTTTGTTTCATAGAGTAATTACCCCTTTCATTTTGAATTTTATAAAATTTTAACACATTTGTGGTATTCTGTCGATAAATAGATGTGAAGTATTGAAAAAATTTTAATGTGTTTCTTTTGATACCCCCGTAGGTCTGCATTTTCAACCGAAAATCTCATTTTCAGAGGTTTTTGAAAGAAAAATTTTCGACAAAATTATAATGCCTTTTTCAAAATACCCCCCGGGGTAGCACTATTCAAGCCGAAAAATCCGTTTTCAGAGCTTTTTCGCAGATTTTTTCAGACCGATTCAAGGCATGGAAAACCTGTTCACTTCTGCAGTTAGAATTTTGTACCTGTCACCGTGTCGCAGCTTTCCCAAGGTCTCCGACTGCTGACATCATAGCATCATAGGCAGACCGCAACAGCTCCGCAGATTCCGGAGACATACCACCGGCGGCAGTCTCCACCCGTATAACGGTTTCCAGCCGCTCCCCGGCATCCGCTACGCTCTCCATGATATCGTATACATGACCGATTCCCACTTCTCGCATTTTGATAAAATCCCCCTTGTAATATTTGATTGTACACCAAAACAGCGCAAGCCGTCAATATATCCTGGTCCGGTGGAAGAGTAGCACAAATAGACCGCCAGCCGGCAGCAGTTCCAACGAAACACGTCAAAAAGACGGTTGCAAGCCGTCTTTTATCCGTTTTCAAGTTCAAAAATTGCCCACCGCAGGGCGGCGGCTGTCTCCGTGTCGTGCTCTCGTTCCGCACGTCCTAACAGCTTGTAAAGTCTTTCAAGGTTCTTTTCTTTCATACTGGCAACCTCCTTTTTCAATTTTTGGGTGTGATCCACCCATAAAACCGCCGCCGGTAGTGATCCGGCGGGCATCCTCTGCGGCGGTTAATTCAAACAGTTTTCAATATCTTTTGCAAGGTGTGGAAATGCTTTTTCTATGTCTTGCACGCTGTCGGCGTAATAATCACCAACAATTTTCCCAAAAATGCGAAGATTGCCGGAATAAAATCCGCCTAAATCATTAAAATATATGTCTAATCCTGTCACCTGTTCCGGCTTGTCTCCGTACCACATATCAATATTTATTTTTCCCATTTTCATTTCCTCCATATTTTCAATTTTTCCCGTTTCCGGGTAAGAGCAAGCCGGGGACACGATCCCCGGTGTAAGCCTGTCTTACTTGCTCAACTCTTTATAATACCGGAGCACATACCCGGCGAGCATTGCAAAAATTAGTAATATAAAATTCTCCATGCTCTTATTCTTCCCCCATATCGTCCAAAACTTCGGCGATTGCCTGCCCTAACAGATAACATCTAATTGTTACGTCCATTTTTTCCCAGTCCTCAGATAAAAACCATTCTCCAACCGTTGCGGCATCTGTTCCGAACTCTTCGCAAGCATCTTTTAAAAGATCAATGTTATCTTTAACATATTCCTGCGCCTGTGCTCTGCTAAAAGTGTAAGATCCGCTTGCGTTTCCGGTTACGCTGTCTTCTGTAAAAAGCTCATCATTTAAGTAGCTTTCCAGCTCGTCACGGTCTGCATAATCTGCTAAATTGATGTTGTCGTTGATGTACTCTGTAATGTCGTTTTTCATAGCTTCTAAATAGTTATACATATTGCTTTACCTTTTCACCCGTGTTATAATATGGGTGCCTTTCTTTTTGGGTGCCGGTGTTCGCTTGGTAGGTGTCACCGGCTTTTTTATTTGTTGAGATAACTATATCATGATATATAGCATGTGTCAACACTTTTCTATAAATATTTATATAAAATTTATATGACATGATATATATACAATTATATTGCATTTATATATAAAGTGTTATATAATATGATAAAACAATTTATATAAGGAGGTTTTACAGATGGCAAGAACAGCAGATTACACACGCAAAGCAATTAACAATTACCGTAGTAAATTTGATCTTGTCCAAATCAGATTACCAAAAGGCACAAAGGACAGAGCGGCAGAATCAGACATAAATATAAATGATATAGCTGTATCGGCTGTATTGGCTTATTTAGACGCTTTGGATAACAAGTCGGAGAATTTGCCGCAAGAGCAGAAAAATATTGCAGAAAAGGCAAATACAGAGCGCACAGAGGTAGAAGAGAAAGTTGCATTGATGCAAGCAAATGAAAGATTGCATCAGCTCCAGGAGCAAAGGAGAGCAGAACGGAAAGCATCGGAACAACCGCAAGTTGTAGACGCTGAGGAATTTTTAAAAAATATCAATAAATAATTGCAATAATCTATTGACATGTTATATAGCATGATATATAATCAAGATACAAACAAACGAAAGGAGCAAACGACATGAAAGGAACACCGGACCAGATCACAGCAAAGAAAGCCGCCCGGATCGTATCGACTTGTAGAGCGTTTTTCCCGTGGTATGAACCGCAGATAAAAGACAAATTCGAGCGGCAAGCATGGGAAGAGTTAAAAGCCAAAGTTATCCCAGAGGTGGAAAGCTACACAGATGCTGCACAACTGATAGCGGATCGGCAGAAATTTGCAGACAAAACGTTGCTGCAAAAACTATTTATTAGGGCGTGTAGTCTTCGTTCACTGGATCCGGAATACCACAGAAATTTTGTACAGAAAAAGAAACAATTAGAGGGCGAGCGCTGGAACCGATTACAGGACAGGCGGAAAAGATACAGTACATATTGTTAAAAATGAAAGGTTAAAAGGTGGCAAAAATGAGAAAAACAGTAGTAAACGAGTATGGAGTAAACATTGATTATGATTTGTCGGTATCTTTTATGGATGACGATTTGCGAGAGGAGATACACGGAGATCTTGCACCGTGCACAGATCAGCAATTTTTTGACGAGTATGCAAAACGGCACGAGCAAAAATTTAATGAGGTTTGGGAGCTGGCAAAAGAAAACCCTTGTTATTAAATATTCAGCGGAGCCGAAAAGCTCCGCTTTTTGCGTTGGAGGTCAAAAATGAAAGACAATATGAAGCCAAGAATATGTAAGACGTGCGGAATTAGCTTTTTAGGTGGTCCGAGGGCGTTTTACTGTCCTGAATGCAGACAAGAGCGTAAAAAAGAGCAAAGCAAAAGATATAAAGAGCGCATCAAGCACGGATCTACAACTCCGCTTGGGTCTATTATACAGTGCGAGTCTTGCGGATGCGATATAATCAAATGTGGCGGTTTGCAAAGATTTTGCCCTCAATGTGCTAAAAAACATTTAAAAATAATTGATAATAAACAATCTGCAAATTGGAATAAAAAGAACAAAGAAAAAGTCAAAAAATCGAAAAAAATATACAACGATAAAAAGCAAGCAACCGGAATACATAAAAACAGCGGCATCCCTGGCGTTAATTGGGACACTGTAAAAAACAAATGGATCGCTTGCGTATCTGTTAATCACAGACAAATTAAAATTGTGACTACGTCAAATATAAATGTCGCAAAATCGGCAAGAAAGGAGGCACAAAAAGCAAAAGAATCCGGACTATTAACAGATGATTTTATAAACAAATTAAAATTAAAATATCGTAATCTATAAGCAGGTGTAACAGCCTGCTTTTCTTGATCTATTTTCACTGTGACATTTTAACGTGCTAAATTTTGTAGACAAATTGTAGACATTTTGTAGACGCAGATTAAATAAGATTAGAGTAAATAAAAAGAGATTAAATAAAATAAAAATAAATAAGTGCAGAAAGATATTGTATAACCAAGTATATATAAATACTAGAGCTGTCCGGCTGCCACCATGTACCCATCTGCAAAAATCACCTGTCTGTCTGTCAAAAAATCCAATTTGTCAAATTTGCACGAATGATATTTTTTAAGCACATGATTTTTATATACTCAGGATCACCGGCAGACATACCACAACAACAAATCATCAAATACGTAAAAGGTTGTTGTGGATTTATAAATAGGTCTTGTGTTATGATAAAAGCAGTTAGGGAGCCGACGTTAACACGGTGCGAGTGACAGCGGTGCAAATCCAACCCCCTCTGGATATGCAGCCGCCCAGATTGTAACCAAGACCACCGGAGCCGACAGACCGGAAACGACAAGAAGTCACTAGCTTGTCACTTTTGTAAATTTATGTTTTTACATGATCTGTGGAGGAGATCAAAAGACATAGGTTTATTAAGTGATGCTTAGTGATTTTTTTATTGCAGATTTTTAGGAGGTGCAGAAATGGAAAAAGTTGAAAATACAGAAACATCCCAGGTATATGAGAATGACATGGAGTTATACCTTTCCCAGTTCTGCAAGGATCAGAAAATAGAGGATATAAGACAAGAGTCTCAAAGCGTTTGGAATGCTGCTCTTATGTATATCAAACGCCATGCATTTAATGAGCCTGACTGTCTTAAGTCTAAATCCCTTGTAAATACTACTGGATCATTTACCGGTGGAGTAAGTAACTATAATGCTTATAACTATGATTTGGTTAATCGTATATGTGATTATTATATATATATGTGTATGATGTATGACAAAGAGGTATCAGCCATAGGATTTAGTTTATTAACAGGTATAGACAGATATACGATAGCTACATGGAGAGATGAGGGGACTAAATTAAGTCCATCGTGTTCTGACATCGGCAAAAAGATATCGGATTTTCGTGAAGAGTCTTTAAGCGCAAAACTTGCCACAGCAAAGCGCAACCCGGTAGGGATCCTAGCAATTCTAAATCGTCACTACGGTTGGAACCTTCCGGGAGTATCGAGAGAGCAGCAGAACCACAAGCAGGCCTTGACCGCTTCAGATCTGCCACAGTTAGGCGGTGCAAATGGACAAAATATATCAATGTTGACCGATTCCGGAGCGTATGGAGATAATACAGCAGATGCGAATGAGTAGCAACAACTACGGAAACGTGCGTAAATACGGGATAGTTAAGAACGTGTCAATAAAGACTGCGCGAAGCACGAATTTTGCGCATAGTTGAAATATGTTGGTGATGATGGGGGAGGGGGTTTATAGAAATTCGGAAACCCGCCCTACCAAGTACAGTAAACTACCCAAAAAATAAAAAGGCTTCGACAGGAGGTGATACTAACATGGAGTTATCTTACACACAAAACAAATTGCAATTTAACAGACCGTCATTTAAGGACGAACTTAAAGATAAGCTTGGAACAGTTTGCTGTAACTGTGGAAGTAATTTGGATGTAGAGTATCACCATGTAGTTCCTTTGGCATTGGGAGGAACAAACAATATAGGGAACATTGTACCTCTTTGCCATGTTTGCCATCAAATTGCACATGGATCATTAAACATAAGGGTCATAAAAAGAGCGGAGAAAACAGGAAGACCTAAAATGTTGCCGGTATCAAACTATTTAGAAATTTTAGAGGAGTACAAAACTGGAAAGATAGGCAAGAAAGAATGTGAGCAAAAACTAAACATTTCCGGTGGAAACAAGCTATCTGACAAGTGGTACTACAAAGAATACCTGAGAGACAATCACATCAAGGTTATAAAGAACCGAGTAGATATGCTTAGTATTCCAAAGTGCCAGAAAGTGGATCATTCTGCAGAACCGATTGCAAGAGTTATTTATGATGACGGACGGGAAGAAAAGTTTTACAGAGAATGTGGATGATTTTTAAAAAATTCTCAAAAATAAAAAAGCCTTTTAGGAGGTACAGCACATGATTTTCATTTACATAGTTTTAGCATGGATACTGTTTCAATTGCAAGCTCCTGCATGGGTATATATCCTGTTCATCATCGGAGTATTTTTAAGAGCAGTAGTCACTGGTAGAGATTAAGTGTATGCAGATATTTGGGAAAGAGATAAAAGACGAATGTTCAAAATGTGGTGAAGTTCTGCAATGCGAATTATTTCTGAAAGGTCACGGAATCAAGAGAGACCGTGAGAACGTTACTGAAATGGTTAGCTGTCAGATGAAGCACCAAAAGAGCAGGCTTGATAAAGAGCCTAAAGAAGATTTGCCAGTTAAGGAGAAATGTGAATTGCCACCGGAGATTAAAGAGATCTACACAGAGGTTTGGAAAATCCATAAAGAGTGCGCTAATCCGAAAACGGATGATGACTGGTCGTATCTTATCCGGCAGGGCAATCTGCTGATTAAAATGCATAACAATAGCCAGTTTGCTAAAGCACTGGTAATGGCAATGATCGATGAAATTGAAGGAAGGACGAAGAAAAAATGCTTGGATTCATGATTTTAAAAATAATGACAACGTTGGTATTGACAGTTTTAGCAATATCTGCTTTATGGTATGCTCCAAAACAGAAAACAGCATCAGACGGAGTTATTTTATTTGCGTTCGCAATGTTCCTTGCATTTGGAATAACTTTCGCGTGGGTATAGCCTATGTGGTTACCGGAGATTATGCGAATTATCCCATATCACAATTTTGAATGGGTTAAATTCATAAAGCCATTGTTATTGCCGAATATCCGGTGTTGTGTTGGCATTGGATATGTGGCAGAGAAATCAAGGCATCAAGAGTGTATGTAGCCTGTGTGTGGGAAACGAAAAATGGAATAATGCGTTTGACAACACAAAGTTTTTCAAAGTACCGTACACAGGCGTGACAATTTTTTTTAGATAAAGATAGGGTGTTTCACAAAAATAATCCGGGAGCAGATGGTCTCTCTCCCGGAGTTTAGGACTATCGCCAAGCGGTAAGGCACAGCACTTTGACTGCTGCATCCCCAGGTCCGAATCCTGGTAGTCCTGTTTCGCAGATGTTTTCTTCTTTCGGTCTTTGCCATCTGCGAATATTCCATCTACATGGAAGACTCCTTTCACCTCATAGCGGAATGCTGTTAAGAGCCGTCGCAAGGCTCGTGAGGGTTTTCCACGTAACCGCTTGAAGCCTTGCAACCATATAGCGGTGAAAAACTTTATCTGCGTCGATAAGACGATACCGTGATTGCAATAATCGGTAGGTAGCAGATAGGTGTGCCAGAAGTTTAGTCGTGGTTATACGGCACAGGTTTTGGGGAAATATGCATAGTGGCGATTGCAGCGGTCTGTAAAACCGTGACATTAGAAACACCGAAGGTTCGACTCCTTCTTTCCCCACGATGTCGGATCGCAACCGACTAGCAGGTAACTGGCGGATGCCCTGCGAAAATAAAAATAGCCATAAGTGTTGCGCTGCGTCAGCGCCTTAAATGTAGGCATACAGCTTATGGAAACGCACATGATCGGTTAGTCAAGTGGTAAGACACCACCCTTTCACGGTGGTAACGCGAGTTCGAATCTCGTACCGATCACTGGGATGTAGCGCAGTTGGCGAGAGCGGCTGTCTTATACACAGTATGTCATGGGTTCGAGTCCCATCATCCCAATAGGTGTTGTTGCAAGTACACTCCGAGTATGCTCATTACAGAAGCATAGGGGATAAATACACCGGTTAATGTTTATCTCATGGGAACTTGATAGAGCCGCTTGCGGCTGACTAAAAGATCCTTGGGCAGAGGAAAACCAAGTAAAAAACCTCCCCTTGCAGATATGGTGTAATGGTAACACAGTAGCTTGCTAAGCTATCCAGCAGAAATGCTGTCAAGGTTCAAGTCCTTGTATCTGCGTGCGTCGATGAAGGATTCGACCAGCAGTCATTATTGAGAAGTGAAAATACTAGTAAGTAGCTTTGTTGATATAATGGCAAATCCTCTTGTTTTGGAAAGCAATGAAAAAGTTTGACCGTTTCAAGTTTCAAAAAATCGTGAAAACTTTATATACGTCTGTCTGTTGGTCAGAAAGAGGTCTCCAAAACCTCTAACGAAAGTTCGATTCTTTCCGGGCGTGTTTATCTTTATCTCCACTTAGTCTGGCACTACTGCAATAGTTCAGGTCGATGGGAGATGTATGGATAGTAGTTGCTCATTATCGGTCAACGAAAAACACTTCTGCGAGTAGAATTTGCAGATTCAAAAGTAGTCGTACATTGTTTGGGTCGGGTGGGTTCAACTCCCACGGCAACTATTCCCTAGCTAAAACGTAAGCCACATATGTTTAGCGAAAAACCAAGCCTATGAAGTAGAGAACAGACAAGACTGTGAGATTGTGGATAGTCAGTGACAAGTAGGCGGTGCACATTTGGTTATGGCAAGCGCAAGCCATAAAAGGTTTTACAGTGCGATTCCCATGCATAGCTTTATTGGAAGAGCGGCATCCGCATAGGATGTGTGTCGGCGGTTCGATTCCGTCTGCATGGGTTACGGAGGATATGAGGATGTTTAGAGACTGCTCTGCTTGCAAATACTGTTCTGTCGATTATTCTTTTGACGAAGAAACAGGGGAAGAATATCCCATTTATGAGTGTACAAAAGGTAATGATACAGATTTAGATTATGAATGCAAAGATTTTAAGAAATATAAACCGAAAAAGTACTTTGAAAAAGATACTGAATGTGATTGTTGCCAAAACGCTCATTTTTGTTCAAGGTTATCGGGTACTGCTTTTGACTGTACAAATATGTTTGATAAACATAGTCACGTTTTATATAATCGTGACTACTGTTATAAGATAGACGGTTCAAAATGGAACGAGATATTAAAGCTGCGAGAATCAGGACTGAAAGATTCTGAAATTATAGAAAAAATCAGCAATGAGAAATTAGCGGAAATGGTTCGATACGTAAAAGAAAATGGGATTGAGTTACCGGAATCCATAAAGGAGCAGTGCCGCAAGGCAGGATACGAGGTGTGAGCAGAAAGTTGGTGGAAGAATGACGTGTCATGATTGTGCTTACCTTGGATTTGATAGAAACGAAGTTGTAGGGATGGCTGAAATGTGCAACCATCCGGAAAAATGGATTCCTGGTGCTGGATTTGCTGACAGTGAACATGAGTGCGAATTTTTCAAAAAGAAATCAGGAGTTTCTAAATGGGATTCATATTCCGAAGATGAAAAAGAAAAGGCCCGGGAATATTTCCAAGAATACTATGTTCAAAATCCTGTTGGCGATTTAACATGCGAACAGGCTTGGGCACAGTTCGTTGAATATTTAAAAACTACTGATTCAAATGCATGATTTGATAGGAGTATTGAAGAATGAGCATGGCAGAATTAATGGAATCAATAACAGATGAATTAACTGAACAGTTGGAATATGACGCATCTCAGCGAGAAATTAAGCAGGATAGTGAAATGTCTTTGGTTGAGTTTGCAGAGAAGATTGCACCATTTCCGTTATCTGAATTTCAAAAACAGTCAATTCGAGAATACGAGGAATGTGAGAAAAGAAACTTACCATTGTGTCACATTCCACCAAGAAACGTTGGAAGAGATTTTATATATCAATTGATTGAAGAGTGGAAACGTCAGCATTATTTGACAGATGCACGTTGCAGCAAGTGCAACCGCCTTTTAGGCAAATTTAACGGACAGGCTGAAATCAAATGCCCGAAATGTGGGAAAATTAATAGAATCGGGGTGAAATAATGTTGATAGTTGCCTTGCAAGATGATGTAGACAGTTTATATGCAATATGGAATACGGTTAGCGATAGATTTTTAGGAGTTAACCTTAATAAGTATGAAGCTGTCGGAATTATTATGGACTACAAAGGAAATTACACATTCGAGGAAGCATTAGCCAGAGTGGAACATCCACAACCTTTTATAGATGTTGCTAAGTGTTTATGCGAAGAATTAAATAGTCATGATAACAAAATTAAATTGACCGACTGAATACCGATTCAGCCGCTAATCTAGAAAGTTAAATGTAGAGGATTATCGGTTTAGGAGCAATAGAATGAATATAATTCAGATACCGTCTGACCATAAAATGTTTAATGAAGAATTTGAAGGTTCATTAGAAAATTTTATTTATGATGAATTTGCACTCATGTATACAGAAAGCAATAACATAATTCTTGGATTTACAGTATTTTTCGACCATTTTGTTGAAAAATTAGAATTTTATCTTGTGAATTATTTTGGAGAATGGATACAAGACGTTGTATATCGAATAGAATTGAACGATAAGATGAATTGCGGATACAATGTATACTGTAATAAAATTGAAAATAAATATCTTGAAATCGGACATGAACTTGGTGGAATTGTTTTGAGGACAATGCTGTACATAATGAACACACCGAGAGAAAGAACAGAAAGACCGAAAAACACTAAAATTCCTAACACACAAAAAGCCGAAAGTAAAGTAAGAAGAGAAAATAAGATTTATTTACTTGATGAAATTGTTGATTATGTCAACGAAAACGGATTATGTAGCATTAAAAATAACAGCCATAAGATAAAATGTCCTTGCTGGAGCGTTAGAGGACATTACAGACATTATAAGAGTGGAAAAATTACGTTTATAAAAAACTACGAAAAAGGAAAAGAAAAAGGGAAAGTCAAGCCAAAAGACAAGACTTACACAATTTGAAAGGAAGAAATTTGATATGATTATAGAAAAATTTGAGAAATTTATTGTTAAATGTTACATAAAAAGAATAGCAAAAAAAAACGCTGAAAAATATAAGAGTATTGCAAATGAAAGTTATTACGAATGCGCATTTAAAATGTTAAGGGAATATTTTCCAAATCTTTCAGAAAAACAATATAGACAAGTATACAGTAAAATCCAAGGTTTATTAGTTACAAAAATTTATGATTTGACAAAGAACAAATCATATGTATCATATAGAAACAATGGAAGATTTTTGCGTGATTTTGCATACATATGTGATTTTTTAAAATCTGAGCAAGAGACAGACGAAGATTCTTACAAAAAGATTCTTTCAGAAAGGGAAAGGAAAACCAGCGATGGACAATCTTGTATTTAAGAAAGCTAATATTCCAGTGGCAGTTGCTGCAAAGGCTCTGAACGTTGATGCTCAGACAGTACGTTTGTTATTGCAGAATAAGCTTGTTGATTGGGGAATAGCTTATAAAAGACCTGGAAGTAGCCAGTACAGTTACATAATTTATCCTAAAAAATTTTATGAATTGACTGGATTTTATTACGGAGAACAATCATAAAATATCAAAACCGCCGCATAAAAGACTTGCGGTGCTAACCTAGAACAATTATAGGCAGAGGTCTATAAGCATCTCTGCGACAGCGTGGAGGTGCTTTTTCTTTTGGCAAGTCAGAGCCTTATATCGGCAGTAAACAGCTATGACAATTACATACAGCGCAAGGGAATTGATGAACAGGTCATTGATGCGTACATAGAAGCCTGTAGAGTGGCTATAAACGGTGAAAAGGATATAACTTATGGCTTACAGATAACAAACCGTTCTAAAGGCATTGTAGAGCGTTTCTGTATGGAAAGAACAGGAGGAACCATATGGGATTTGGAAAAGTATTCCTTCGCAAACAAGAAACACTATTCTCTGACAGATAAATTGTACGATGTTCTCCTACTGGAAGCACAAAATAAGGTTGTGGACAGTGCCTACCGATACTTGGAAAAGAAAAGAGAACCTAGAGAGCGGTTCTATATGCCACGTAGAAAGCAATTTCTTAAAATTGGTCTCATGGATGCCATTCAAGGCATGATTGATGATAAATACGACATTCTATGCGTGTCTCTTATCCCAGGTGCTGGAAAAACCACGGTCGAGAAAATGCTGAATGCGTTGGTAGCAGGATGGTTTCCGAGAGATTTCAACCTTTTTTACTCCCACAGTGGAGATATTACACGTATGTACTATGACGGTGTGTACGATATTTGCACAAATTCTGACGAGTACACTTGGAATGAAATTTTCCCAAATCTTTCTGTTACCAGTACTAACGCAAAAATGGAGCAGTTTAACATCGGCAAATATAAACCATTTCCATCCGTTCAGTGCACATCCGTAGGAAGTAAAAATGCTGGTAAAGTACGCGCATCAAAGTTTTTGTTCGTAGATGACATGATCGGTGGCATTGAAGAAGCTATGAATCCTATAATTTTGGATAAATTGTGGGACAAGTATGCGGTAGATGCAAGACAAAGAAAGACACAAGATACTGACGGAAAGAATTGCAAAGAGATCCATATTGCTACCAGGTGGAGCGTAAATGATGTAATCGGTCGGATCCAAAATATGTATGAAGGGAATCCAAGGGTAAAAGTAATTGCTGTTCCGGATATTGACCCAAAAACCGGATTAAGCAATTTTGACTACGAATTTTCCGGATTCACGGTTGCTTTTTTTGAAGATCAACAATTACTCATGGATGAAATCTCTTATAGATGTCTTTACAAGCAAGAGCCTATTGAACGTGAGGGATTGTTATTCCCGGAAGAAAAAATCAGACGTTATCTTAATCTTCCACATGGAGAACCGGAAATTATTACCGGGCAATGCGATACCAAGGGAAAAGGAACCGACTTTTTTGTTCTTCCGGTATTGCAAAAGTACGGAGAAGATTATTACTGCGTGGATGCTGTTTGCGACAATACTGCGGATTATGAGATGCAGTATGAAAATGCTGCAAATGTACTTGTTAATAATAAAGTGCAAGAGTGCGAATTTGAGCGTAATGCCGGCGGTGACCGTGTGGCAATGGAAGTAAATAAGCGTGTAGAGAGTAAAGGATGGATATGCAACATCACAGACACACCGACAGAGACAAACAAAGAAGCGAGAATTTTCCAGTGCTCTAACTGGATTTTGCAACACGTAATATTCAAAGACCCATCATTGTATAAGCCTAACGAACCATACGGTGTAATGATGTCGTTACTGAAAAGGTATTCTGTTTCAGGAAAAAAACAGTTAGATGATGTACCTGATGTATTTTCAAACTTTGCATTGCGAATTACAAACGGAAACAGGGTAGCAAAAGTAGAAGCAATTCAAAACCCATTCTCTTTCGGACGGAGGTATTGATTATGGTGACTAAAGATTGTTTATTTTGTGGGAAAAACGTTGAAAAGAAAAAATATGTCTGCGAAGAATGTGAAAATAAAATAAAAAAGTTAAAGCAAATCACAAGGATTGATGATGCTGCTTTAAAAATGAAAAAAGCACATAAAAAGTATTTGCATAATGAGTATGATTATGAAAAAGAGAAAGAAATAATTGCAGAAAAAATTATCAGCAGAGGATTTTCTTTTAATAGTAAAGATGAGGTTTGCTTTGCACTACAACTTGAAAAAGAAAATATAGAATATATACCAAACTACAAAATAGAAAACTATCAAGTTGACTTTTTCTTGCCTAAAATCAAGAAAATTGTAGAAATAGATGGTGAATTATACCACACAGATGAAAGCAAAGATTATTTTAGAGAAAGAGCAATAATGCATTTTGTAGGAGAAGAGTATGAGATTATCAGGATACCTGCAAATGATGTGCAAGAAGTAACCATTGGAGACATACCGGAAATGCTTGATTATATAAAAGAAAAAAGATTAACTGATCACAGATTCAGAGATACAAGGTATGATGAAGTTTATTTACTAGGTTATTTAAGGGAAAAAAGAAAGAGGGAAAAAAACAGATGACAACAAAAGAATATTTAGGGCAGATAAGCCGCCTTAATCGGATGATAAATAGATAAAGTCTATATAATGGTGTAAATTACAAATCTATATAAAAAGAGCCAAGTGCTCATCTTTCAGTTATAATTAAGTTACCACACAAAACATAATTGAAAGGACGAAACCCATGGCTCAATTACATTTTACATTAGATAGTGATTTTTTTGTAGGACTTTTTTCAGAAACTAAGGATGAAGCATTTGGCAAACTTATGGAAGCTTTACTTAATCAGGTTCTTCAAGCTGAATCTACCGAACAACTTGGTGCTAATAACTATGAACGTTCGCAGGAACGTTCTGATTACAGAAACGGAACCCGGACAAGGTCATTAACCACTCGCATCGGAAAGATTGAATTACAAGTTCCTAGACATCGTAATGTCCCATTTAAGACTTCCTTATTCGAGAATTACCAGCGTAATGAGCAAGCTTTAATTACAACCATGATGGAAATGGTAGTGCAGGGTATATCAACCAGAAATGTCAAAAAAGTAACTGAAGAACTCTGTGGAGAGTCTTTCTCTAAATCTACTGTTTCTGAAATTTGTAAGGAACTTGATGTTCCAATTAAACATTTTAAAGAACGTTTACTGCCGGAACATTATCCATTTATTATTGTCGATGCGATATATTTAAAAGTTCGCGAAGATCATCGTGTCAAGTCCAAAGCATTGTTTGTCGCTATTGGGATAAACAATACAGGTCACAAGGAAGTACTCGGTTTTGAAGTATACGATTCTGAGAAAGTAAACACCTGGAAGGACTTCTTTGAAAGTCTTAAAAGTCGTGGCTTACGTGGCGTGGATATTGTGATATCAGATGCACACGCAGGGCTTGTTGAAGCAATAAAGGAATGCTTCTCTGGTTCTTCATGGCAGCGTTGTCAGGCTCATTTTACTAGAAATATCATAGATAAGTGTCCCAAAAAATATAGCACTGGTTTAGCTTCTGAATTGCGAGATATGTTCAATGCAACTACTATTGAAGAAGCCCGTCGACTAAAAGAATCAATATACGATGAATATCAGGACGTTGCAAATGAAGCAATGGTTGTCCTTGATGAAGGGTTTGAAGATAGCATAACAATCATGGCATTACCTTCAAAATATCGTATTGCATTAAGAACCAGCAACATAATAGAGCGTGAAAACAGAGAGATCAGAAGACGAGAAAAGGTCATTCAGATTTTCCCTAATACGGAATCTATTATTCGACTGATTGGTGCAGTTCTTCAGGATGATCATAATGATTGGAGTGTCGGTCACAGAATTTTTGATATGAAAGAGTACTATGACAAACTAAGCTCCATTCAATCAAATCTCCTGAAGATAAAGGCAGCATAGACGGACTAACATAGCTGGAAGATGAATGTACACACAAATTTGGACTTGACTGATAAATAATAAACTCACGGAAATCGCACAGCTCAAAGATATGGCAGCAAGTATATCTGCTCCGCAAAGCGGTGAAAGAGTACAGACTACACCGAATTTTGACAAAATTGGGACAAGATATGCCAAAATTGATGAAATGGAACGGAAAATAGATGGCATGGTGGACGAACTTGTCGATAAAAAAGAGAAAATCATACAGCAGATAGACAGCATGGAAGATGAAAACACATACAATATTCTGTTCGCAAGGTACATCGAAAAGAAAACTTTTGAAGTGATCGCAACAGAAATGAAATATTCATGGAGACAGGTTGTCAGACTTCACGGAACTGCATTGAAACAGTTTGAAAAGAAATACGGAGAAGGGTATTTGAATGAACAATGTCATTGAATGTCATATATAAAAAATGGTAATGTTAAACTGACGAAAATATTTAAGATGCTTTCTAATCCTCCTAAAAGGCAAACAGCCGGGAATACCGTCTACGTTATGTGGGCGGTATTTTTGTGCGCAGAAAAGAGGTATTTATGATTTTTAATCAAAAAATTAGAGTGTACTGTCCGGGATGCGGACGGTTGGTCGGTGAATGTAGTGCAAAATCGCATATCGACAAGACATATAAATGCCGGAATTGCAATAAGATGGTTGTTTACCATACGGAAACCGGAGAACGTGAGATCAAGAAACTTCCAAAAAGAGATCAGAGCAGCGGAATGACATTTATGTAGGTGAAAATATGAACACTATGAAATTTCAAGACCTTGTAAAGGGTTGTCACGGTAGAAAAATTGCATATACGGATGTGGAGCAGATAACCGAAGACAACATTGTAAAGGTTATCGGTGATTGCATCGGTGTTTTTTATTACAATAAGCCAGTTATCAAGTACTTGTGGGAGTACTACAAAGGAGATCAACCGGTACTATACAGAACAAAGCTGTCAAATGAGGATATCACCAATCGAGTAGTAGAGAACCATTCTTTTGAATGGGTGCAATTCAAGGTCGCTCAGACTTACGGAGAGCCTATTCAGTTTGTCAGCAGAAAAGATGATGAAGCTGTAAATAAGGCAGTAGACGAACTGAACGATTACTTAGCAGATGCAAATAAGCATGAGAAGGACATAAAAGCTGGTGAGTGGCAGTCGGCAACCGGAACATCATTCAAAGCTATTCAGATTGTGAATGGAGATGTGCCTATCCGTGTGGTTGCACCTAATCCTCTGAACACGTTTGTTATTTACAACCGCAGTTCCGAAGAACCGATTTTGGCGGTACAGGAATTAAAAGATGAAAATGGCGAGTGGTACAAACTCTGCTACACGGAATCCCATGAATGTAAGATAAAAAACAGTGCGGTTGTTCCTGATACATGGAAACTTCACGGATTTGGTGGAATACCGATTGTAGAATTTCCGAACAACCATGAGCGGTTGTCTGATATTGAACTTGTTATAGATCTGTTGGATGCAATCAATAATACGCAGTCAAACAGAATGGATGGTATAGAGCAGTTTATACAGTCATGGTACAAATTTGTAAACTGCGAGATTGACGAAGAAGAGTTCAAAAAAATGAAGATGAACCATGCGTTGGTAGTAAAGTCCATTAACAAAGACAATAAATCCGATGTGGACGTTATGTCGCAAGAACTTGACCAAACGCAGACACAGGTTTCCAAGGATGATTTAACAGACAGCGCACTTTCAATTTTGGGAATACCTAACAAGCAAGGAAACACTGGCGGTGATACGCAGGGTGCGGTTGAGCTGAGAAACGGATGGGATTTTTCAAAATCAAGAGCAAGGCTTAAGGATCCGGTTGTTAAGACAGCAGAGAAGAGACTGGCCAAGGTTGCGCTGAATGTTATCCGCATTAAGAAAGAGGATCTGAAAATCACTCTTAGAGATTTTGATGTGCAGATTAACCACAGTCCACAAGATAATATGTATACCAAGTCGCAGACATTACTGCAACTTCTGCAGTGTGGTATTCATCCGCTTATTGCAATCAAAACAGTTGGACTTTGGGGAGATTGTGAAAAGACTTTCAACCTTTCCAAACCTTACCTTGATGCTCTGTGGAAAACTGCTGACATTATCAACATGGAAGAGCAGATGGCAAAAGCACAGGAAATTGTAAAACAAATGCAAAATAAGACAGTTGCCTAGAAATAGGTAGCTGTTTTTATTTTATAAAAATTCGCAAAGCCGTGAGCGTACAAATCGGCAATGTCACTCGGTGTCGTTGCACCGTAAAAAAACGTAGGACATAACGGAGGTAATTTATGAAGAGAGAAGATTTAGCGGCAATGGGATTAACTGATGAACAGATTGAAAAGGTTATTGCCGAAAACGGCAAAGATGTTCAGACAGCAAATGCCAAGGCAACCAAAAACAATGCTGAACTGGAACGGTTACAGGGCATTGAAAAAGAGTTTAATGCCATGAAAGACCAAAATCTTTCCGAACAGGAAAAGGCAGCGAAGCAGTTAGAGGAAGCAAATAATCGTATCGCAGAGTTGGAAAAAGCACAGACTTTAGCAACTCAGCGTACAAGTGCGGCTGACAAATTCAAAATCACATCAGAACAGGCGGCACAGGTTGTAAAGGATGACGGCAGTTTTGATTTTGATGTTCTCGGAAAAATTATCTCTGATAAAGAGACTGCTGCGGCACAAGCCAAGGAGCAGGAGATTGCAAACGGATCTACTAATCCTGGAGGTGGAATTGCTGGCGGTGGAAAAGATGACAAAAAAACAGAAGCCGAAAAAGCGGCTGAAAAGATTGGCAAGACTTTAGCTGGAACAAACAAAGAAGCCGAAGCTGTAGTTAGCCAGTACTTATAAGGAGGTACACAAAATGAAATTCTCTGAAACAAGTGTAACTACCCAGTTAGAAATTCTTAAGAGAAAGCTGGGCGGTGAATTATTTGTTCCTATTAAACTGGATGCAAGTGCTTTCACTAATGGTGTGTGCAAGGCTGGTAATCCTATTAGTGCGACAGGAAAGAAAGTAAATGGCGGAAGCACCGATGATGCAGCAGTAGGTATTTTGCTTAACGATGTTTACGATAGCAACCCCAACGGAACTATCATTAAGGCTTTTGCCTGTGTAAATGAAGCAAATGCTAACGCAAATGCAGGTATTACCATTGCCGATGGTGTAAAGACAGGATTATCACTGATTGTATTTGAATAACTGAAACCGACTACAGACAGATGTAGCCGCTGACCGCTGAAAGATAGCGGTAGAAAGTGAGGAAATAATGAACATTAGAGATGCCTACAATGCGAAAGCAATCGCACTTGTGCATACAGAAGTTGCAAGTAATAAAATTGCATATCTTGGTTCCGGCTTATTCCCCGCCAAGAAGAAAATGGGACTGGATTTGAAGTGGATTAAGACTTCTAATGGACTTCCTGTTACCCTGAAAGCATCTAATTTTGATGCAGTTTCCACTATCAGAAGCCGTGAAGGATTCAAGATGCAAGAGACAGAAATGGCATTCTTCCGTGAATCTATGATTATCAAAGAACAGGACGAACAGGAAATCATGCGTATTAAGGACAGCACAGACCCTTACGCAGCAGAAGTATTAAGCAGAATTTTTGATGATGCAAATACTCTTGTGGAAGGTGCTGATGTAGTTCCTGAACGTATGATTATGCAGCTGTTAGCACCTACAGAGGATGGTTCTCCTAAGATTTCCATTCAGGCTGATGGTGTTACTTATGCTTACAACTACGACCCTAACGGCACTTACAAGCAGAACAACTATGCGGCATTGTCCGAGACCACAGACAAGTGGAACGATACTGAAAACTCCGATCCACTGGACGATGTAAATGTTGCTCTTGATTCTGTGGAAGCTGTTACAGGCGAGAGACCTACCATTATGATTGTCTCTCGTAAGACCATGGGCTATCTTAAGCAGAACGCAAAGATCAAGTCCGCAATCTTAGCACAGAATGTTACAGCTAACGTTCTGATGACTGATGCAAGAGTTAAGGAAATTTTCTCTAACGAACTTGGTATCAATATCATTGTTTACTCTAAGCAGTATAAGAACGAATCTGGTGTAGCAACCAAGTTTTATCCTGATGGATATGCGACATTGATTCCTTCCGGTTCACTTGGAAATACTTGGTACGGAACTACTCCTGAAGAGCGCACTTTGATGGGCAAGCCTACCGCAGATGTTTCTATTGTGAACACTGGTGTTGCTGTTGCGGTTTCTGTTTCTGAAGACCCTGTACAGACTAAGACAACCGTGTCTGAAATCGTACTTCCTTCCTACGAGAGAATGGATAGCACCTATGTAATTAAGTGCTACTAATCGGAGGTATGCTGATGAAATTTGATTACAAAGTCAAATACAAAGGCAAATGGTATCTTCCGGGAGAAGAAATCCCGGAGGAAACCGTCACCGAAGTAAAAGAAGAAATCCCGGAGGAAACCGTCACCGAAGTAAAAGAAGAAATCCCGGAGGAAACCGCATATACTAAGACGGAAATCAACCGTATGTCTACGGCAGACTTGCAGAAGTTAGCCGCAGAACACGGTGTCTCAGGTGCGGAAGAAATCAGCGGTGCGGAACTGAAAAAGATTCTGATTGAAAAGTTTGAACTTTAAGAGGTAGCACATGGCAGAATATACGACTTTGAAGCAAGTAAAAATCCGTCTGAAACAATTTCATATTGATTCTGAAAGTTCCGAGGTCGTGTTTGACCATTTGGAAGAAAATCCTCTTTTGGAACAACTTATCAGTCAAGCAGAAGCCGACATCAGAGCAAAAAGAATGTACCCGGAAAGCTACACTGAAGAGAAGATTGCTGCGGATATGAAAAAATTTCAGTCCGTGGTGGTTAATCTTGTCGTGTATGACAGATCGCAAGCCGGTGAAAACTTCATGGCAAGCTATTCAGAGAATGGAGTGTCGAGAACATGGAGAGACCGAGAGGATCTGTTTGTTGGCGTATTTCCATTTGCAAAGGTATTGTAATTAAAAGAAGATTGTGCGTGACCATGTTACTGATTCCGGTAATAAGGTTGCAGGCGGCACACTTTAAGGGTGGTGGGCGGTGTGCCAACAAACAAGGAAGGCGGTATATGATGTGACTATAGAGTTATCTACAGCAATCATTATAAGCGTGTTATCACTCGGTTTTTCCGTCTACATTGGTCTGAAAAACAGCAAAAGAACAGACACAAAGGATATTGAGGAACGTGTGAAAGAAAACACACGCATCAACATGAAACTGGACACCATCCTTGATACTATCAATGAAATGAAAAGCGAGCGTTCAGAGATGAAGAAAGAGCTTGCAGTGCATGAACAGAAGCTGGCAAAGGTTGAAGCCAGTACGGCATCTGCGCATCATAGACTTGATGGAATTGAGGAAAGACTTAACATTAAAGAGAACGGAGGTAAGGAATGATGGATTTTTCACAGGTAGGAACTTGTGTTGCAATCGTGGTTATTTGCTATCTTGCCGGTATTGGAGCGAAGCTGATTCCGGTTATTAAGGATAACTACATCCCGGTTGTTGTCGGCATTGTCGGTGGCATTCTCGGAGTAGTAGGAATGTATGTTATTCCGGATTTCCCGGCAAATGATGTGCTGAATGCGATTGCGGTCGGAATTGTTTCCGGTTTGGCAAGCACTGGTGTAAATCAGATTTACAAGCAGGTGAAGAAAGATGCTTGATATTAACAAGCAGGACATGAAGTACTCACGGCAGGGAGAAAAAGTCACGATTTATGACCGGGACGAAAACGGAGAAATAAAGTACATTGAGATGGACGGAGAAAGGATTCCAGTGGTTTTGAGAGAAACTACCGGATATTCTGAACCTGTCCATTTTTCTGCCAACATCAGTAATAAGCTGTCGGAAGTACTGGTAAAGGAATTTGGTATTGATGATTCCAGTTCGTATTGTCAGATTGTGACCGATAAAGGCTATTTGTCGATTAAGGCAGGGGATGTTATCTGGAAGAAGTCAGAAGTAGGTCGTGACGATGACGGACTTGTGGACAGCAAGACTGCAGACTATGTTGTCAAAGGCGTTGCAGACGAGGGACTGACAGCAGATTTGTTCTTGTTACAGAAGACGGTGAAATAGTATGCAAAAAACTGTAAACATATTAGGAACTGAATATACGATTAAGAGAAAAAAGTTTTCGAGTGAAGATTGTGACGGTTATTGCGATTATACTAATAAAATAATCGCTGTCAGAAAAGACAATTACAATAATGTTGGAAACTTTGAATGGCTTATGAAAAAACAGTTAAGGCATGAGATTGTTCATGCTTTTCTATCTGAAAGTGGATTACAGTCAAATTTTGAGCATAACCAACGTTTCGGACATGAAGAGACAATGGTAGACTGGATTGCTATTCAATTTCCTAAAATGCTTGAAGTGTTCAAGGAATTGGACATTCTGTGAGGTGTGCTATGGCTAAACCTATCAATATCAATCTGTTTGACCCAAAGTCCATACAAGCGGCTGTAAAGGCTCTTAAAGACTATGAAAATAGTTTAACCTATAAATGTAGGCTACTGGCTGAAACGCTGGCAGAAAAGGGCGTAGAGATTGCTAGAGTGCAGATTGCTGACCTTGATGCTATCTTTACATCGGAACTTTTGCAAAGCATCCATTCTGAATATGTTGGCTCCGTAAAGGGTGGAGGTGTTTGGGCGGTGGTTGCCGGTACAGACCATGCGGCTTTCGTGGAGTTTGGTACTGGTGTTGTCGGAAAGCAATCACCGTACAAAGGAAATCTACCGGAAGGTGTTGACTGGCAGTATGCAAGCGGAAAAACCATACGGCAACTTGCGGATGGGAGATATGGATGGTTTTATCCTGCGGATGATGGCAAATGGTATTTTACGGAAGGTATGCCGTCAAGACCATTTATGTACCTGACTTCAATAGAACTTCGTGATATTGTATCACAGACAGCAAAGGTGGTGTTTGGTAGTGGATAATGAATATCAGTGGGTATCAGATTTTAAAGTCAAGATTGCATCGTACTTAAAAATGAAGATACCGCAGAGCCATCCTAAAGCTTATGTGACGGACAAAAGCAAGGATTTGTCAGACCCTACATTCCCTACGGTGTACTTTCATGCTATGCCGTTCACAGAGACAGGACAAGACCTTGAAGGACGGTCTGTTAATGGAATCACAGCATCGTACCAAGTGGATGTGATAACCAACGAAAGTCAAGAAGAAGCTGAAGCTATCATGTCTACGGTTGCCGGACTTTTCAAGCGTTTGCGATTTCAGATAAATTCCATGCCGGAGTTTAACAGCACTTCGCAGAAAACATACAGAAGCACTGCACGGTTCAGAAGAAGCGTAGGTGCTGATGATAAATTGTAACTATTAGAGCCATTCGGCTCTATTTTTTTATGCAAATTTAAGGAGGTATAAATTATGGCAGCAGCCGGAGTTTCTACTTTAGGCATTACTTTCGGATATGGTACAGAGACAACCGCCGGAACAAAACCTACAAGTTTTAAGCAACTTACAAGAATCAATGCCATTGGCGGCATCAACATCGAACCTGAACAGATTGATGCTTCTGCGTTAGAAGATGCAATCACCAGATATGTAAAAGGTCGTGCAGATACTGGTGGATCTTTTGCAGTCACAGTCAACTTTACATCAGAGACCGTGGCTGAATGGACTGCACTTATCACAGCCTATAAGGCTCTTACTGGTGGAAATAGAATGTGGTTTGAAACTGTCATTCCCGGAGAAGAGAAATCTTTCTTTGTTGTTGCACAGCCGCCCGAGCAGATTCCACAACCCGAAATCGGACAGAACGAACTTCTGACGATCGAAATGAATCTTACCATTGAGGAATACAAGGGATTGGATGCTACCGTTGCACTGACAACGGGGGAATAGCAAGTCAGTCAGAAACAAATAACACTGCCGTGGCTGACTTTGATGAAGCGGTAGATGAAACATTAATTTAGCAAAAAGAGAGCCGTCTTCGGGCGGCTCCTTTCCAACAAAATGTTGGGGAAAGGATAAAATATGCTGAAAGTAAAATTTGGAGAAAAGGAACTGAACATTAAATTTGGTTACGAAGCAACCGTAAAAAACAACATTATTAAGAAACTGGCAAACCTTGAAAAGCAGGAAGACGGCATTGAATCCGTGAATAACATTCTCATGTTACTGCCGGAACTGATTCTTGTAGGTTTACAGAAACACCACTCTGATGAATACGGTTTCGACCCTTACAACAAAGAGCAGAAAGAAGCAAAGTTAAGCGAGGTTTATTCCATGCTTGATGATTATTTCGATTCTGACGAATCTGACATTCAGAAATTATTTGCTGATGTGCAAGGAGAACTGCTTGAAAACGGTTTTTTAGCGAAGCTCCTGAAACAGGAGCAGGAGAAGAACTCCAAGAAAGCACCGGAGAAGTCAGAGAACTAACATGGGAAATATACTGTAAAGAAGTACGTCCTATGTGGCTTTTATGCACAAAAGGATACGGATTTACAGTAAAAGATATAGATTCTTCCTGCCCTGCGGATTTAGAGCCTTATGCAGAAGCGTACAAGCTAGAAATGAAGCAGAGAGACAGAGAAATGTGGATGTGGTGGGGAGAATATGGACTAGCAGCAACATCTGTTGCCGTAGACCATTGCCTAAACGGTCGAAAAGCACAATCGAAGTATATTGACAAGCCTATTATAGAACGTGCTGACATTGCTAATAATGAAAAAGAAATTCAGAAGCAAAGGAAAGCGTTCCTTGCAGGACTTATGGCAATGCAGGCTAATTTTGAATTATCACATCCCAAAAAGGAGAAACAAACATGAGTTTAACAGGAATTGATGTGTCCTCATACCAGGGGACGATTAACTGGTGGGCGGTAAAACAGAACGGTATTGATTTTGCTATTTTGAAAGTCATCCGTAAGGATTTGAACCCGGACAAGAAGTTTGAAGAGAACTGGAAAGGTTGTAAAGAGCACAATGTCCATGTGCACGGAGTATATGAATACGGATATATTACAACGGTTGCAAAATCACGATCTGATGCAAGAAGAGTGCTTACTATTCTTAATGGCAGAAAAGTTACAGTATATCTTGATGTTGAAGATGCTGTTATGAAAGGTCTTGGCAAAAATATTATTTCCATTATCAATGCTTACGGCAAGGTAATCACCGATGCAGGATTGCCATTCGGTGTATACACTGGGGAAAGTTTTTACAAGACATACATTAAGCCTTATGGCGGTGTGAGTTATCCCATGTGGATCGCACGGTACGGCAAGAATAACGGCAAGTGTGATGTGAAGTATCAGCCGCAAGTACCTAACATGGTAGGATGGCAGTATACTTCTAAAGGGCGTGTAGGCGGCATTGCAGGAAATGTGGACATGAATGTATGGTACAAGGAGTTAGATGCCGTATATGAGGATTCTACAAGCCATAGCAACCCTTATACAGAGCCGGAAAGACTTCTTTATTACAAGCGTCTGGCAATGATGAAGGGAAATGATGTCAAGTGGGCGCAGTACGAACTTGTAAGAAAAGGCTTTATGCCTTCTGTAAATGCGAAAGGTAAGACGAACATTGACGGATATTTTGGAAAAACCACTTCTGATGCAGTAAAAGCATTCCAAAAGAGTGTAGGTATCAAAGTGGACGGAAAAATCGGTGCAGTCACAAGAGCATATCTCAAAAAGTAATTTTAGGAGCGGTAGGTGTCACAGCTTACCGCTCTTTTTCTTGGAAGTGACAGACACTTCCTTTTTTATTTCGGTAAAGGCGGTGCTGTATGGCAGATATTGATAATCTTCAAATAAAAATCAGTGCGGATGCGAACAAAGCCAAAAATGCACTGGATAAACTTGCATCAAGTCTTACGAATTTTCAGAAAAGCTTGTCTATTGATACGTCCAAGCTGACAAGCATTTCTAATAGCATACAGAGTATCGCAAATGCCGCCAGTTCCATGAATGCGAGCGGTATTAAGAACATATCCACATTGACAAATTCCATTAACAGAATGGGGAAAATAGATACAAGCGGATTAAGCAGAATTTCATCTGCACTGAAGACTTTTTCTGCTGACATGGCAGGAACAAAAGTAGATGGAGTAGGTGATGTTGCAAGCATAGCATCTTCGATTTCAAGACTTGGAGGTGTGGCATCCGGCAGAGCAATCACGAACATTCCTTTACTGGCAAAGAATTTGAAGCAGTTATTTACAACTCTTTCAACCGCTCCGAATGTCAGTGAGAACATTATCCGCATGACAAATGCACTGGCAGGACTGGCATCTACTGGTGCGGCATCCGGAAGAGCCGCAAACTCTTTAGGTCGTAATTTGAACACCTATACGGCAAGCGCAAAAAAAGCCACAAAGAGCACATTCAGCCTTGCTGCGGCTTTCGGCAGATTCTACGCAACATATTTTCTTGTGATACGTGGAATTAAAAGTCTGTGGAAGTCCATAGAAGGAACTACGGACTATATCGAAGCATTTAACTACTACACAGTAGCATTTAACAAAGTCGGCAAGGAATGGGGCAAGGATTTTGAAAAATTCGGTTACGACAACGCAGAGGATTATGCGCAGAGTTTCGGAAACCGTGTAAATGAACTGCTTGGCAAGATGTCCGGACTGAAAGTAGATGTAGACGGTGGATTGATTTCTGAAAGCGGAATGAAGAACCTGGGACTGAATTTACAGGAGATTACGCAGTACGCTTCACAACTTGCATCTATCACCAACTCTTTAGGGCAGACCGGAGAAGTCACTACGGCAATTTCAAAGTCCATGACAATGCTTGCCGGGGATATTTCCTCTCTGTTTAACGTGGATTACAGTACAGTTGCAACAAACTTACAGTCCGGTTTGATTGGTCAGTCAAGAGCACTGTATAAGTATGGTATTGATATAACGAATGCCACCTTACAGACCTATGCTTACAGATACGGCATTGAAAAAGCTGTCTCTGAAATGTCACAGGCAGAGAAACAGCAGTTACGTTTGCTGGCAATTTTAGACCAGTCAAAGGTATCATGGGGAGACTTGGCAAATACAATCAATTCTCCAAGTAATATGATTCGCCAGTTTACCAACAATGTAAAAGAAGCCGGCATGGTACTGGGTCAGTTGTTTATTCCGGTATTGCAGAAAGTACTTCCTGTCATTAACGGTGTCGTAATTGCGATTAAGAGACTGCTTGTCAGTGTGGCAAATTTACTGGGAATCAAGATTGACTTTTCGTCATTCGGTCAAGGTGTATCCGGGTACAATGAAGAGTTGGAAGGCACTGCAGATGCACTGGATAAAGTTGGCACAAGCGCAAAAAATGCTCAAAGCGGAATCAGAGCATTTGATAAATTGAAAGTTATTTCCACACCAAAATCCAGTGGTTCCGGAAGTGGTGCTGGTGGAGCAGGAATTGACCTTACCAAAGAAATCATGGATGCTACTGCAGAGTACGAAAAAGTATGGCAGGAAGCATTCGACAAGATGCAGAATACAGCTATGGGCTGGGCTGATAAGATAGAAAAACTTTTTGAACCTGTGAAAAAGTTGTTCAAAGATTTATTCAATGGTGATTTCTTCGAAGCAGGACAAGATTTATCCGGTATTGTCACAGGAATATTTAACTGGATGTCCGATGCTATTGCATCTGTAGATTGGTATCAGATTGGGAAAAACATAGGACAATTTCTTGCAGGTATTGACTGGACTGCTGTGTTTACATCTGCCGGAAACTTCATAGAGACTGCCATAGATGCGGCTATCGATTTGTGGAAAGGAAGTTTTGATGCTGCGCCTATTGAAACCACGATTCTGACAGCAATAGGACTTTTGAAATTCACTGGTTTGGGAGATATTCTGTGGAAAGCAATCAAAGATTCTATTGTTTTGTCAATGGGTGGTAAGGCAGGAGCAGGAATCGGAGAAACAATTCTTGGAAGTCTGCTGGGAACTGGAGCGGCAACAGGAGCAGAGGGAGCCGCAGCGGCAGGAGCAACCGGATTGTTTGGTGGTATTAGTGCAGGAGCAGTAGCGGCAACAGCGGCTATCACAGCGGTTGTAGCAGGACTTGCACTTGTATATGCAACAAATGAGGATGTTAGAAAGAGTTTCAAGGAATCAATTTCATCCATTGCGGATAATCTCACTCCTGCAATGGAGTTTTTGACAACAACGGTTATACCAGATTTACAGAATGCATGGACAGGCCTTGTGGATGTCCTAACTCCGATAGGAGAATTTTTGAAGACTGCATTCACAAGCATATGGCAGGATATGCTAAATCCAGCATTAAAATATGTTGGAGAAGAAGTACTTCCGAAACTACAAAGTGCTTTTGAAAATCTTTGGAATGGAGTGCTTGTTCCGTTTGGAACATTCCTTGGAAATATCTTAAATCCTGCAATTCAGATTGTTTCAGACATACTTACAATGCTTTGGCAAAATGTAGTAGTTCCTTTGGCACAAGCATTAGGAAGTGTTTTAGGAGCGGCATTTGATGCAATAGTCGATACTATGAATTTTGTTGTAGAACAAGTAAAACCAGTAATAGAAGTATTCAACTTCTTATGGGACAATGTTTTATCTCCCATAGTCACTCATTTGTGGGAAGATTTAAAGCCTGCTTTTGAAACTGTTTTTAACGCAATAGGTAATATTATCAAAAACCTTGGAACAAAATTAAAAGGACTGATTAATTTTGTTTCCGGTGTATTTACTGGAAACTGGAGAAAAGCCTGGGACGGAATAAAAGACATTTTCAAAGGAACATTTAACAACCTTGTATCCATAGCAGAGGGATGCGTAAATCTGATTATTGATGGAATAAACGCTTTTATTGATGGTTTTGGCTTGATTAGTGGCATATCTGAAGCTATAGGAATAAGTTTCAAGCCAGTGCAAATACCTAAAATAAGTATTCCTCGATTTGATACCGGCGGTTACGTTCCAAGCCGATACACAATGTTTATGGCAGGAGAGAACGGTGTACCGGAGATTGCCGGGACAGTAGGAGGCAAGACAGCGGTTGCCGGTGGAGTTGAAATCACTGGAATCAAAGATGCCATCAATTCCACGGCACAACAGGAAATTGCACTTCTGAAACAGAATAATCAGCTACTGCAAGGAATCCTTGAAAAAGAGTTTGGAATAACAACAGATCAAATTGGAATTGCAGCAAGAAAATACGGTCAAGAGCAATTTAACCAAAAACACAAGAATGTATATGTATTTTAACACAGACAGCACTCTGAATGGGTGCTGTCTATTTTTATGCAATAAGGCGGTGAGTGTATGTCAGCATATCAAGGATGGCTTTTAAAAATTGGAGATTACGTTATTGACCAGTCAAGATTTATAGCCGCTGAAAGTTATCAGCCGGCTGTAAATATGCAGGATGTAGACCCGTGGACTGATGCAAATGGATACGTACATAGAAATGCTGTGGAGCTAAAAGCATTAAGTGTTGATTTTTCCACGCCTGCGATGCTGACGGATGACGATTTGCAAGAGTTACTGTCCGGGATACGAAGCAACTTTATTGATGCAACGGAACAAGGATGTAATATCACGGCATACATTCCATTTTTAGGTCAATATGTCACACAATATGGATATATGGCTGATATAAAACCTACAATCTACGGAACTTATGACGGAGAGATTAAATACAATCAGATAGAATTTTCATTTGTCGGAGGTGTAGCGAATGAGTAACTATACCTATGCGGATTTGTTTGATAAAAGTGCATCCAAAAAGGAAATCACGATTGAAACAGAGGACAAGTCTGTAAAAATCACCAACAGCGAAATACATTTTGAACAGTTTGAATTAAAAGAAATCCTATGTGATGATGATTACCTTACATTTGGACAGTGCAATGCATCACAGTTAAAATTCAAAATTTCCAACGTGTTCACAAGCATGATTGGGAAACAGATAAATGTTTCTGCTGTGATTAATGGACATACTGACACACCGTTTGTTTTCGGAAAATACCGTGTCATTTCCGATAAACCAACAGATGATAAGCGTTACCGAAATGTGACCGCTTATGACGCAATATACGACATTGGAGAAGCGGAAGTATCTTCATGGTATAACGGATTAAAGTTTCCTCTGACCTTAAAGCAGTTCAGAGACAGTTTTTTTTCACATTTTGGCGTTGAGCAAGTAGCAACCACATTACCTAATGACAGCATGGAAGTGGAAGAAACAATCAAACCAAGCGAACTTTCTGGCCAGACGGTCATGGAAGCAATCTGCTCAATAAACGGATGTTTTGGCCACATTAACCATGATGGAAAATTTGAATATGTTTTCCTTAAAGAAATAATATCCGGATTATATCCACAGAAAGGATTATATCCACAGAAAGGATTATACCCTAGAAAAGGTTCTGAAAAAGAAAAGGTTACTGGTGGAAAATACAAAACTGTTAAATATGAAGATTTTGTTTGCCAAAAAGTTACAAAAGTGCAGATAAGACAATCAGAAAATGATATTGGTGCAGTTTACCCAGATACAGAGATTACCGAGAACGACAACAGTTATATTTTGCAAGATAATTTCCTTGTTTATGGAATGGGGGCAGATGCCCTAGAAACGGTTGCAAGAAATCTGTATGAGGTTATTAAAGTTGTAAAATATAGACCTTATAACTGTGAAAAAATAGGAAATCCTTGTTTGAGCCTTGGAGAAGCAGTCAATGTATATACGGCTAAAGAAATCATAGAAAGCTATGTGTTGAGCAGAACATACAAAGGAATCCAACAACCGATAGACACCATATCTGCCACCGGAAAAGCACCAAAATACAGTGAACAGGTAAATGGAATTAACAAAAGTATAATTCAACTCCGCGGCAAGACTAATGAGTTGGAGCGTAATGTTGAAGAGACCCGGTCTGAGATCAAGGATGTAGAGAGCGGATTGGATACGAAAATTACGCAAAATGCAGGAAAAATTGAAGCAGAAGCGAAAAGGGCAACAGATACAGAAGTAGAATTGGCAGCGGCAATATCTTTGCAGGCAGACCAAATCAAATTAAAAGTATCAAAAGGTGATGTCAGTTCTCAGTTAAGTGTTGAAAGTGGACAGGTAAGTATTTCTGGAAACCGTTTTGTATTGGAAGCAGATAACTGTAGCATATCAGCAGATGGAACTATAACAGCTAAAAACGCAGTAATGACTGGTAGTTTTAAGTCTATAGGGGAAGACGGAAGTTACACAGAAGTATCATCAGGTGAAATTAAATTTTATAACGAACTATTGCAAAGCACAGGATCTATAAAAGGATTGGGACAATATCTTACTATTGATGCTTCAATGGTAAGTGTAAGCGGAATTTTAGTGGTAGGAAATGGAGCAACATATGATTCACAATATGTAAAAAACATATCAACAACTTCTCAAATATTAGGCAGTAAGACAGTACTGACAAGTGCCACATTAAGTGTCACAAAAAATTATATAAATGGAACCGTATCAGATGTATCTTTGGTAACACAAACAGCCAATGTTGCTGATTATCCTGGACATAATGTTAATTTTATTACAGGAGTTTCATCACTTGGAGGTTTGCTCACTGCAACATCTGGAATTGTCACACTTATGACGTAGGAGATTTATTATGGTAAAAAAAATATTTATTCTTCAAACGATTATTGGAAAAACAATGAAAGAAGTAATGGAAGAAAGGCAAGAAATTCAGCAATATATAGCTTTTACCATTGGAATTTCCACGTTTACGGAAATAAATGCCACATTGTTTAGCACGGAAGATGGCGATGGTTTTGAAGAGTTTATGAAGCAACTTATTGACATGTCGGATACAGTGGTTGCACAGAGCGGATATGAGGTATCTAAACTGTGCAAAAATCTGTATGCATATGCAGAAGAGCAAGGAAAAGAAATCTATGTAAGGGAGAATTGATATGGCAGCAAACTTTGAGATTAAGAAATTAAAAAGCAACCTTGTGACAGTATTAAATCAAACACCGTTGCCTATCGAGGTGAAAAGGCTTGTACTGTATGAAGTGTATTCGGAGACTAAACAGTTATCAGATATGCAGATTATGAAAGAGGAAAGCGAGGTATCTGCAGATGGCGTTGAATAAGGTTTATACCAGAATTAACTGGGAAGATTACCCCAGTGAAAACACGGATTTAGATGCATACAATCTTAATCAGATGGATTCTGCTATTGATGCGTTGGACAACCGTATCATATCACAGGATGCCTTAAAAGTAGACAAGTCTGCAATAAACGGAAATATTGCAGACTGGACTATGGACGAAACAACCGGTGTTATTACTATTACAAAATACAACGGTGAAAAAATTATTTTTGACCTTAACATTGAAAAAATACCTGTTGGCTTTTCCATGTCTGATGACGGAATCATTACCATGACTACAGAAGATGGAACACAGTTTAAGGCTGATATTGGTTCTATGATTCCGGTGTTGACATTTGAAGATTCTGCAACCATAGCTGTATCCGTGACTGGTACTGGAAAGAATAAGACTTATTCTTTTTCAATCAAAACAGGATCAGTAACAGATGCTATGCTACAGCCTAATTATTTAGCAGATATTAGAGTAGAATCCGCAAATGCATCTGCTTATGCGCAATCCGCAAATGCAAAATCTGTATTGGCTGAATCTTATGCCATAGGTGGAACCGGAACAAGAGAAGGAGAAGATACAGATAACGCAAAGTATTATATGGAGCAGGCAAAACAGCAAACAGGAGGTATACCTACAAAAGTTAGTGAATTAGAGAATGACGCTGGATATATCACCAAAGATGCTGACAATTTAACTAATTACTATGACAAGATTACTACCGACCAAAAATTAGCCAACATTGACTTGACTGATTATCTTAAAAAGACGGGTGATGCTTCCAACACAACCGTAACATTCACAGAGCCTACAGAACTGGCACAGCCGACCACAGGAGAGAAACTTGGTGGAATTATCGGAAAGGTTAGCCTTGCGATTAAGAACATCAAAACATTAATTACGCTCATAGGCAATACTGATATTAAATCAATCGGTGACGGAACTGTCACAGGTGCGATTAGTGATGTAAATGGCAATTTAAATGGTTTGAAATTTGCATCAATATCAACATCTGTTACTCTATTAGTGGCGAATAAACAGTCCTTTTTAGGCTCCTTGTCTGACTTTGGATTGCCAAACAATGCAAATGTATTTGGGGTGTTTGCAAATTGTGATTGGGCAGTTAGTGTAAGATTTGCAAGTAATAGCAAGTTTTATGCATATCAAATTGCAAATGTTAGCAATGATGCAACATTTATATTAAATTTTGTTGTGGCATATAAATAATTAATTAATCCAAGGTATTGGGCTGCTTCTTCAAATAAATCTCAATCTGACAAATATGAGAAACTGGCAGAATAATACCGTTCCGTTGATGGGTTTAATATTATCGTACCATTAGATTTATTAATATAAATATTATGATTGTTGCCGCTTGTACCACCTGTTGCATTTGCTCTAACATACGCATTTTTAGGGTAATATGTCTTTGCAATATTGGTAATGATTAATGATCCGCTAGACTGCTCAGATGTAATTTGTACGCCTATTGTGACAAATACCCTGTTACCAATTTTGGAAATGCTATTATCGGAACTCCACGATACACAATTTACTAAAGTCAAATCGGCATCTTGGTTTAACTTGCCATTTACAGAAGTAATGATAACTGATGTATGCAGATTAGTAATAAAAATAAATCAATCAAAAAGAGCATGATGTAGAAGCCATGCTCTTAATTTTTATCTGATTCCCCAGTCACCGTCATTGTTGACGAAACCAACCACATATCCTATCATGTCATCAATTATGTGTTCCGGAAGTATACTGTTCGGAGACATGAGCGAAACATATCTCCATTTTCTAACGCCATATTCTATTATATGGGTTTTTACGGCAATTTGTATCCCACCATTACTTGTTACAATACATCGTTCACCGTCTTGTGGTTCCCGATCCGCTGCAAGGAGAACAATTTCCCCAGGCAGATAAAACGGCATATAGTAGTCACAGGGAATTTTCAAACCGATATAAGTCTTGGATTTTATATCTTCCGGTAATTTGTCTATGCAAATAGGTTCTACAGCGTTTGTGGTGGCTATAATTCCATTCACAAGTTGCGGTTTAAGGACAGAAATATACTTGTGTGATTTTTCAAGACTGGAATAGATTTTATCTTGGTGACGGATGGAGTAGCGGATAAGGTACAGAGAGTGTTCCGGCAGACTGCGGCATATCTTGACAGATTCCAACATCTTATCTTCCATAGTACCACAGCCTACCAACTCATCTACGCTGATTCCAAAGGCTCTAGCAAGCGCAACAGCGGTCGATAGCTTTGTGTCGTTAGAATTACCGTATAGTAGTGAATTAAGCGTAGAATAAGGCAAATTAGCTTCATCTGCAAGCTTGTAAACCGTCATGTCCGGCTCATTTAGAAATTCATGGAGATTTCCACGAAAACTTAACATATAATTAGTACGGTTGACTGATAAATGTGTCGAAATTTCTTTGATTCGGTCTTTTTTCATCATGTTTTTTATCCCCCTTTCACATGATACACTTGTAACATCCCTTGTTTCAAGGGACTTCAAGTTCTGGCGAGGGCGGTGTTTATTGGCGTTTTCACCGTCCTCTTTTGTTGATATTTTACAACAATAAAAAACGTGCGTCAAATATATTGATTGTTAAGAACGTATGTTCTATAATGTAATGTATCGCTACCAAGTGCGGAAAGATTAGGGGGTGTACTATGGGGAAAGAAGATTACAAAGAGGAAATCACAAAGCTAATCAATGCTTGCGATAATTTACACTGGTTAGAGTGCATTTATGCCTATGTTAAAAAACTACTTAAATAAAGGAAAAGAGCCAAGGACTTGCGCATTGCCCTTGGCTTTTTCTCATTCGTTCTTTTTTGCGATTGAATCAATCAACTTTTCCAAAGCGTTCCATCCATCTTCGTCCAAGTTGGCCAGTGCGGATACAAGACGGTGCTTAAATGTATCTTCACCGGACTTTTGAATTTCTCCGAGCATTTCCGAGATTTGTTCATCTTTTGATTTCTGAACAAGCATTTCACCAGTTCCATTTCGGAGCCATTCTTCGTTTACATCAAACTCTCTGCAAATATCAGATATGGTTCTTTCAGATGGTGTCTTCGTGCCTATCTCAACTTGCGCAATATAGTTTCTTGACAAGCCGATTTGCTTTGAAAAATCATCTTGTGTCATATTCAAATACTTTCGCAAAGATTTGATTCTCTCATTCATTTACATCCCTCCTTTCACTAATAATATACACCCAAAAAGTCCCCAAGTCAACAAAAATGTGTTGACATAAAGTTTCTAAGGGACTATAATATGTTTACAAGGTCAACAGAAAAGAGGTGATAATATGGAAAAACAGAGATATGTGGTTTTAGACAAAAACGGTAAAGCAAATATAGTTCAGAAAGCTGATTCACGTTTTGTTGGAATTGACGAGATGGCACAGCACATTGCGTTTGACATTATCGAAGATTACAAAAGCATTATAGATGGCGATAAGAAAATCGAAGAAACAAATATTGATTTGTCTATCAAAGTACTTACCGCCATTTCGCCTTTTAGGAACGGCTCTGGATATGGAAAGGATTGTTAGTTGCCGCTGCTATTGCTAATTGTGGTTTTTCTTCCGGCAAAGAATTGACGATTTCTGAATAGTATTGGTCGTACAGGTTCTTAAAATCATCAAAACTTCCGGTATATCCACAGATTTTAGCAATAGCGTAAGCGGATGCGTATTCTTTGGAATCCAATGTAATTCACCTCCTTATATCAGAATAAGGAGAGTATACCACAAATAGGGAGTTAATTGAATGAGTGAAAAAGAGAAAAAAATCGTTGAGAAGTTAAAGAGAGCCATTCCGAATATGTCCGATTTCGACAAGGGATATATTCTCGGCAAGACAGAGAAGATGGCAGAGGAATCTGTTAAGAAGCAGGAGGAAGAAAATGCAAAGCCAATTTGAGAGAGAACTTCTCAAAACATTAAAGAGCATTGACGGTACTCTGAAAAGAATTGAGAAGTCCATGAATGATGATGAGAAACAGCATATGACCATTTGTAATGCAGTTTCTCATGCAATGAAAGGAGAACATGAATGAAAAAATGGACTTACCGCCAGAAGAGAGATCTTCTTGACAAATTAGAACCTTGGATCACTGCATTGGTTCAACTCATAAGTGCATTGGCTGGGGCGGCTGTCGGAATAGCTATCTGCTACTTTTTCTAAGTGGTATGTGGCAGTTGCAGTTATTAAAGCTACAACAAACGGTATGAGTATATTTCTCAAAAATGAGAGAAATAAATGTTCTTTATAGAATCTTCCTTTTGAAGACAAAGTAAATGTGAACTTTTCACGATTTATGGATGAACTAACTATGGTGAAATATCCCTTTTCCTTTAAGGACAAAAATGCTTGGTAAACATCTTCACCATTGTAATTCCCTATTTCAGACAATGAAATGGAACATTCAGAAGATTTTACAGTTTTCCTAAGTACTTTTCTTTCGATTTTGAGAAGCATATGAAACCTCCAGTTTTTTAGAACATTATACCACAGAAAGGAGAACAATGAACGAATTACAAACATCAAACATGAAAACACCCATTGAGATTGCGCTTGGTGTTGATGAAAACGGAATGACTACCGCAAAAGCACTGTATGAGTTCTTAAGCGGAGAGAAAAGCAACTTTTCAAAATGGGCGAAAAGGAACATTGAACAGAATGAGTTCTATGAAGAAAACAAGGATTGGTGGGGGTTCGTCACAGTGACGAACGGTAACGAATGCAAGGATTACCGACTAACTACCGACTTTGCAAAACATCTGTCAATGGAAAGCCATTCTGCAAGGGGCAAAGAAGCAAGACAGTATTTTATCACCATAGAGGACAGGGCGAAGCAGGAAGTAATCAACCGGTCACAACTTTCTCCACAGATGCAGATGGTTATGCAAATGGCTGAGAGCATGGCACGACAGGAACTGGAACAGAAGAAACAAGCTGAACAGGTTCAGAAGTTGGAAAGTACAGTCACCAACATGAAAGAAATTTTCACAGAGCCTATCGGAGACTGGAAAGCAGACATCAATGCAAAGGTACGCAATATTTCCGCAAAGAGCGGTATCGACTATCAGACACTTTACAATCAGATGTACGGTGAACTGGAAAACGAAGCACATTGTGTTTTATCAAGGCTTCAGAGCAATAAAATCAAGCGTATGGAAGATGCCGGCAACACGAAAACAGCTATCAAAGAGGGAACTACAAAGATTGCGGTTATTTTTGACAATGTAAGACTGAGAGTAATCTTTGAGAATATCGTAAGGAGATATGCTATGAGGTATTGCGTATGAGAAAAATAGTTGAGGTTGTCCTTATGGTTTTCTTTTGGTTATTAGGAATATTCACGGGGGTGATTCTACTCTATGTTATATAGAGACAAAAGAATATTAAAGATTATAACAACAATAAAGCTGTTTCTTCCTATTATAATAGCACTCTCCATAACATTTACTTCCACAGCACAGCCATCCGGAAGTTTCATCTCCGAGGAAGCGCAGGAATCGTGTGTAAAGTACGGTGAGGAATACGGCATCTGCCCGGAAATGCTTATGGCAATGATCGAGAAAGAATCTTCTGGCAGACTGGATGTGGAAAGCGGCGGGTGCAAAGGTTTGATGCAGATTTCTGACAGATGGCATAAAGACCGCATGGAACGTTTGGGAGTGACGGATATTTACTCCGTGGACGGCAATATCCATGTGGGAGCCGACTACTTGTCGGAATTGTTTGAAAAGTACTGTGATGTAGGAATTGTCCTCATGGTTTACCACGGAGAGAAGAACGCAGCTACAAAGACAGAATTAAGTGATTACGCAGACTGGATATTAACCAGGAGCGCAGAACTGGAAAGGATGAATGGAAAATGACGAACAGAGAGAAGTATGCGGAACAGATTATTGACATGGCACTTGATAGTATAGAGATAGCTGTGGACAAAGAAGGAAAGTTATGTGATTGCAATGTAATACTTTGTTCCGATTGCGCATGGAGTGATAAAAGCAGATGCAGGGAAAGGTTCAAAGAATGGGCAGAGCAGGAATATGTTGAACCGCCTGTTGATTGGTCGAAAGTGCCTGTGGACACGAAAGTGTACGTAAGAGATTCCGACAGTGACCATTGGAAACCTAGATACTTTGCAAAATTTGAAGATGGAAAAATATTTGCATGGACAAGCGGAGCAACTTCTTTTTCTTCGGAAAGCTCAGATTCTATAACATGGTGGATGAAAGGGAAACTTGCGGAGGACATCGTATGAGTGCCAAAAAGCGGTTTACCGTCAAAGGGTGCATCGGAAAGATATTTTACAGTCCGAAAGAGTGGGAAGTTGACCGTGAAACAGCATTCTATTACAGAATTGTAAACCGCAATACCGGGAAGAAAAAATGGTTAGGAAAGGAGTATTTTCATGCAGAAAAAACAGATTATCCCCATCGTCCGTGCGAATGAGATTTTGATTGCAGGACTGTTAGATGCAGGAATCTTGTATATCAGCGAAGAGGACAACATGATCCACGTAACAGAAGACTGAAAGCCGGAGGAGTGAGGAAATGGAAAGGAAGATAAGAAAAATCTTGGTAGAACTGGGGCTGAAACAGTACTTGCCGGGATTCCAGTACATCATCGAGGTCGAAACGCTGATGTTTGAGAATCGGAACAGAAGACTTTCTGAAATCTACCGGATTATCGGAGAGAAACACAGCACAAATGAAAAAAGTGTGTACCGGGCGATCAAGTGGGTGGTTGACAAGATGAACCCAACCACAGAGTTGTACAAGGAGATCAATGAGACAGACAAGCCGGTATCAATCTATATGTTTGTTAATTCACTGTATTTATATCTTTGGGAGGATAGGAAAAATGAGGATTAAACACATCTTTTTGCAGAATTTCTGCAAGTTCTATGGTTCTAACGTGGTGGATACTGATTTATACGACCGGACAGAGATTTCCGGAGTGAATGAAACCGGAAAGTCCACAATCAAAAGAGCAATTCAGTATATTTTTGGATGTCGTGACGAAAACGGCAGAGAAATCACCGGAATCAGACCGCACGATAAGGACGGCAATGACATTGACGGAGATATTACCGCAGGAGTTACCGTGGAGATTGACGGTACAGACAAGGTTCTGAAAAAAGTATGCCGTCAGAACTTCAATAAGAAAGGAGAGTTTACCGGGAATGTCACGGATTACTATGTGAATGATATTCCCAAAAAGGCAGCAGATTTTGAAGCATTTTTGGAAGAGAGTGTCTGCGGAAAAGATAAGTTTTCACTTTGCATCAATGCTATGACACTTCTTCTGAAAGGTGGAACGGATCAGAGAGCAATTCTTGCTGATATGTTTGGTCAGCACAGTAATGATGACATTTGCAATCAGTTTCCGGAGTTTGAAGCATTAAGGGCTGTTCTGCAGGACGGCACGGTTGATGAACTGAAAAAACGTTGCAATACGCAGTTGTACGGCACAAGAGGAAGAAATGGAACTAAAGGCTTGCAGGATCTGTTAGATGAAATTCCTAGCCGTATTGACGAGGTGAGCCGTCAGAGAGTAGATATTGACCTTGCGGATCTGGAACTGAAAAAGAAAGCTTTAATGGATAAGCTGTCAGAGAACATTAAGCAGCAAACAGATACGCAGAACAGCATGAATTCCTACGATAAGCTGTCTGATGGAATCATTGAGTTAAAAGGTCAGTTGAGCGCATTGCAGCAGAAAGCAAATGAAAAACTGGATGCGGACAGAAGAGAGAAGCGCACAACACTGAATCAGATTCAGAATGAGCATCAGAAAGAGTTGCTTAAGGCAGATACCATTCGTGAAGAAATCACGGCACTGGAAAAGCGTATCGCACAGTATGAGCAGAAGAGACAGGAATTGAAGAAGAGTTGGGATTTGAATAAAAGCCTTAAATTTGATGAAAACTCTTTGATTTGCTCCTACTGTGGACAGGAATATCCGGAAGAGAAGAAAGAGCAGTTAAGAACGGAGTTTGATACGCATAAGGCACATGAATTGGAACTGATTACCAAAGAGGGTTCTTCCTGTGCTGACCATATCAAAGCGGATCAGGCAGAACTGGAACATAAGCGTGAGGAACTGAAAAAGACAGAGGATGAATTGGAACGTTTGGAGAAAGAGATTGCCATTGCTGATAATGCATTAAATTCCATTCCGTCAAGCGTGGATATTTCCAACACAGAAGAATACAAAGCTATTCAGTCGCAGATTGCAGAGAAAGAAGCTGCCATGCACAAATTCACTGACATGAATCTTCTTAGATTCCAGTTAAAATGTGATGAAGAGCAGATCCGCAAGGATATTTCTGTGGTTGATAAGTCTTTGGCGAGCGTAAGCATTAACGAGAGTGTGGATAAGCGTATCACAGAACTGGAACAGGAGCGAAAGAACATTGCACAGAAGATCACGGATGTGCAGGCACAGCTTGACCTGTTAAAGAAATTCAGCCGGAAGAAGAACGAACTGTTGGAAGCCGATGTGAACAAGTATCTTTCTTTCTGCACTGTGCGGATGTTCAGACCTCTTGTGAATGGTGACACGGAGGAATGTTGTGACTTTACATACCGTGGAGAGCCTTACAGCCGGAACATGAACCACGGAGCAAGGATTCTGACGGAGATTGACATTTGCAATGCGTTTCAGAAGCGGTGTGGTGTGGAATTGCCTATCATGGTTGACGATACCGAGAGCCTTGACCCTTGGAAGATTCCTGATGTTGACAGTCAGTTGATTATGTTCCGCAGAAGTGATGATGCGAGTCTGAAAGTGGAGGAAGCGAAGAATGAACAGTAAGAATATCAAGCGGCATTTAGGTAGCAAACTTCGTGAGTGGATGGAGAGCATTGATGATGAAAGAGTAAAAACTGTAGTGAAAGAAAACACCATTGTTACAGGTGGTGCATTAGTTTCCCTTTTAACAGGGGAGCCAGTGCATGACTATGATGTATATTTCAAAACAAAAGATGCGTGTATTACAGTTGCAAAATACTATGTTGATAAGTGGAACACTTTACATGAAGATAAACCAGTCACTCTTATGTGGGGAGAAGAATTGGAAAAAGCAACCGGCAGTGATAATGGTGCGGTAAAATGCTTCGTACAGTCTAAAGGAATTGCAGATGAAGATGAAGTTGGTGGAAGTTCTATTGCTTACAATTTTGATTCTACAGCCGATGAAGATGAAGCAGTTGGAATAGAGCACGAACAGGTAGAAACGGATTCGGATTCCAAAGAAAAATACAGACCACGTTTTATTACAAGCAATGCAATAAGTCTTTCGAATAAGATTCAGATTGTTACAAGGTTTTATGGAGAAGTAGAGGAAATTCACAAGAATTATGATTTCGTTCACTGTACTTGTGCATGGAGTTCGTGGGATAACGAGGTATTTCTTCCCAATAAGGCGTTGGAATGCATTATCAACAAGGAGTTGTATTATGTAGGCTCTAAATATCCGCTTTGCTCTATCATACGAACGAGAAAGTATATTGAGCGTGGATACCATATCAACGCTGGACAGTATGTAAAAATGTGTATGCAGTTAAATGAACTGGATTTGAAAGATGTAAAAGTGTTGGAAGAACAGTTGACTGGTGTAGATACAACTTACTTTCAGATGATGGTCGAAGAATTACAGAAGCACATGGAAGAGACTGGCGATTCCAAGGTTGACACAGCATACGCAATGGAATTGATAAATAAATTGTTTTAAAAAAAGAAAGGAGCTGCGGAGAATGCAGATTAAGAAAGAGACAGTCATTTCTGTTCTGACAACAATCGGAGAAACAATCAATGCCGGTGACACCGTGATATTCAATTTTGATGACAAGTGTTGCGTGGGTGTGTACCTGGGACTTTCAGACCGTGGATCCTTGAAATTCAAAGGCAAGATTGCTGATACGGATGTGACATTCCATGTGATGCCTAGAAGCATCAAAGAGATTTACAAGGTTGATGTGACAGTGCATCAGGGAGGCTTTATGATTAAGCAGGAAAGCGAGGAAGAATAACATGATGAAATCTAATGTTTTGAAGAAGCAGATAGTATTTATACCCAAGGTTGGAACTTTTGGTAAGAGCCTTTCTTTTGAGAATGGAATTTACGTTGTCCGTGTCGATGGCAAGGTTTACAAGGAAACTGCTAATGAGTTGTTTGCTGTGCAGGCATTCAATGAGATTTAGGAAGCGAGGGAAATAGCATGGGATTTACAGAGGTTTTAACGATCGTTTTCATTGTTCTGAAGTTACTTGGAGTGATTAGTTGGTCATGGTGGCTTGTACTACTGCCGGAGATTTTAGCATTTGTTGTATATGCAATCATGGTGATTTCTGCTGTTGTGGTTAATGTAAAAGCACATAGGAATATACAAAAGTCAATGGAAGATTTTGACAGAAAGTGGGGACTGTAAGATGGTAAAACGTAAATTTAAGGTTGGAGATGTGGTTAAACCAAACAAAAAAGCAGATGAAAATTATACCATAACTACTACATCTGTTGTAAGAGAAGCCATTGTTACAGAATTAAGAGACTATACGATGGAAATAAAAATCATAAAAGGGTCATGCAGTGTTGGGGAAGTATTTACGGTTGAAGAAAAATGTTTTGATTTGGTAAGAAAAGCAAAACAGGAAACCATTGTCATCTACCGCAAGGACAACAAAGTAGTTGCACTGGACAAGTCCACTGGCGAGAAAGCAGAAGCTAACTGCAATCCGGCTGATGAATTTGATTTCCGTACTGGTGCAAAGTTGGCTTTTAATCGGCTGATGGGCGAAGATGCGAAGCCTGATAACGGTGTCCGGGAGGTTAAGAGAAAAGCTAAAGTCGGTGAGTACATCAAGGTTGTTTATGCGATGCCTTGTTTGATTCCTTATAAAAACGGAGATATTTTCAAAGTAAATTGCGTTACGACATCAGGATGTATTTGCAAAAAATCTGAGGAAAATGTTGGTTTATGGCACAGAGAGTACGTTGTCCTTGAAAACTACAAACCGGAAGAAAAATCGCAGGAAGATGATGACAGCGAAATCCGTGTCGGTGACATGGTAGAGGTAACACATAGCGGTCGTTGCTATTCATCATATGATAAATGGAGTGGACTTGGAAGTTATAGGCAAAATTATGTTAAGGAAGTTTCTGTTGAAGACGGAATGGTTGCAAAGGTTTTGAACATTTCGCAACACGATGACGATAAGCGGAAAACTCTTGCACTTATTCAGAATCCAAAGACAAGCCAGGTATTCATCATTAACATTGACGGCATCAAAAAGGTAGAAAGGTAGGTAGAAACATGGCAGACGAAAAGAAGCAGGAAAACACAGGAATTGTGGAATACGAATCAAATGGGGAAATTGTAAAAATTTCCCCAACAACGGTAAGAAAGTACCTTGTAAGCGGTGGTGGAAACGTATCGGATCAGGAAGTAATGATGTTTATGTCTCTTTGCAGATATCAGCATCTTAATCCTTTTTTGAAAGAAGCTTACCTCATTAAGTTTGGAAACAATGATCCTGCTACTATTGTTACCGGAAAAGATGTTTTTACAAAAAGAGCCGATGCAAATCCGAATTATGCAGGAAAAAAAGCAGGAATTATTGTTCAGAAGAAAGATGGCTCCGTTGAAGAAAGAGAAGGTTCTTTTGTCCTTAAGGACGAATCTATTGTAGGAGGTTGGGCTAAAGTGTTTATCAAAGGAAGAGAGACACCGGAGTACCAGTCAGTATCTTTCGATGAATATGTTGGAAGAAAAAAAGATGGAACAATCAACGGTCAATGGTCTAAAAAGCCTGCAACAATGATAAGAAAAGTTGCTGTTGTACAGGCATTAAGAGAAGCTTTTCCGGATAAATTCCAAGGTTTGTATGCGCAGGAAGAATTTCCTGATGTTTCCGATGTGAAACTTGATGTGGAAAAAGTTGTGGCAGAAGAGGTACAGGCAAATGCAAACACTATCGAGTTTCCTGACGCAACATTTGAGGAAGTACCGCAGACCGCAGAGACGGACATTGCCAGCGCAGAGACACCGGATTGCTTTAAGTAGGAGGGCACCATGAGAATTATATCGCAGGATGGAAAACTTGATATGCCGTATGAAATATGTGCTGTATGGTGTCGTGGTTCGGTTATTATGTGCGATATGTGTGGAGATAACACTACTAAGACAGTCCTTGCAACCTATTCTACTGACAAAAAAGCGGAGAAATCTATGGAAATACTTAGAGAACAGTACAAAAAATACGTTGGAGATTCTGTTAATATATATGGCTGTTTTCAGTTTCCGAACGATGACGAAATTGAGGTAGAAACATGAAGCTAAAATGTTTAGGCTCCGGTTCTTCCGGTAACTGCTATCTTCTGACGGCAGATAACGGTGAAACGCTTTTACTGGATGAAGGACTTTCTATCATGGACATAAAACGTGGTCTTAACTGGGATATTAAGTGTGTTGTGGGTGCGATATGCACCCATGCGCACAAGGATCACTCATTATCCACATCAGACCTTGAACACATGGGAATACCAGTATTTAAGCCATATGAGAGTTTAGAACCTATGGAAATAGGGTTTACTGGTGGAGAAATAATGGCATTTGATTTGACAACATTGGACGGCAAATGGACACACACGAATGCAGATGGTACGGAATGCCCTTGTTATGGATTTCTGATTACTCACCCGGAAATTGGAAAATTGCTTTATGTAACTGACACGGAATTTGTTAAGTGGCGGTTCAATGAAGTAAACCACATCCTTATTTCATGTAACTATCAGAAGAAGTACATTGCAGAGGATTCCAACGATGCTAAGAAATACCATGTATACCGTGGTCATATGGAACTGGAAACAGTAAAGGAATTTGTCATTGCGAACAAATCAGATGCCCTGCAGAACGTCATATTGTGCCATTTAAGCCGAGATAATGCAGAACCCAGTGAATGTGTCGCAGAGGTAAAAAAGATTGCTCCATTGGCGAATGTGGACTATGCGGCAGCAGGCAAGGAATGGATTTTACGGAATGGAAAGGAGTGTCCGTTTTGAGTGGTGGAAGTTTTGATTATTTGTGCTACAAAGATGTGCCTGAGCTGATGAACAGTTCAAGCATTGCAAACCTTGAAAGCATGGTTCAGCACTTGCAGGAGTACGGTTACGAGGACATAGCACGAGATACACAGCGGTTAATTGAGTATATCCAGTCGGCAAGCATCAGAATTGAGGTTTTGAGCGAGAATCTTAACGGTGTTTTTCATGCGGTAGAGTGGTATGAGAGCGCAGATATTGGCAGAGAGACCATGATTGCAGAACTGGAAAAGTACAGAAATGGTGGTGCGAATGGCTGACACATTTTATAGACCACTTACACCGCAATTAAGAAGTGAAATAATGCAGAGCATTGATTCTAACATATCCGAACTGAATACCTGTCAAAGCAATGCTTTAGTCAATATGCAAAAAAACAGGATATGGGGCATTGAGAAATATTATAAATGCCTTGCCGGACGGATATTTGATTCCATTTGAAAGGCGGTGATTCGGTTGGCTGATTGGAAGAAAATCTATGCTATGAAAGCAGAACGTGAGAAAAAAATAAAACAGATATGCCCCGAAATATCGAATGTTAGCGGAATCTATTTGTTTTACAGAGTGGACGAAGCAGGAATCAGAAGAGGGTATTGTGGGCAAGCTGTCAGACTTTTAGAGCGCACATCTTCTCACCTTGCGGAATACGACCATATAGCATTGAGCCTTAAAAAACATGGCTTCAAGAGCAAAGATAATCCGCATGGGTGGTCATTGCATTTTTTAACCTGTGGGATATCAGAACTTGATGAAAAAGAAGTCGAGTATATTAAAAAATGTTCTGATAGTGGTATTCAGATGTACAACGTCACGGCAGGAAGCCAAGGTAAAGGGAAACAAGTAACAGGGCAATATAAACAGCCTAAAACTTATTCGCAAGGCATACAGCAAGGCAAAATCAACCTTGCAAGGGAACTGGCGAACATTGCCGACAAGCATCTGATAATCAGTTTGAAGCCTGAGAAGCAGAACAATTCCGTGTCGCAAAGACAATTTGTTCGGTTTATGGAACTTTTGCATGGAGAAAAGGATGGTGAAAGTAATGAATAAAACAGACTATGAAGTACTTTTACAATACGTTGAAGAAACTGACAAGGAGTTTTATGAATCTCTTTCTACTCAAAAACAAATTATGTATCTTTGCTATCAATACGGAACTGAATCTTTTAAAAAGTATTTGTTTAAGTATAGATTTCAGCAAGTATGCAATAAATTAAAGGAGTTTTTCAGAAAATGGTGAAATACGAAGGTGAATGCTGCGGATGCGCAACGGAAGCTTATCCATGTCTCGGCAATAGGTGCCCGAACATAAATGTGAAACATTTGTATTGCGATGATTGTAAGGAAGAGGTAGAGGAACTTTACGAGTTTGACGGTGTACAGTTTTGTAAGGAATGCCTGTTAAAGCAATTTGAGAAGATTACATGAGCGAAAAAAATTACGATTGTAGCTGTTGGAATGAGTACCCAAACACAATGCACTCAATCAACGGACGTACTCACAAACCGTATCAAAGTGGTAGATGGAAATGTGTTGATTGCTACGAATATGTAGGAAAATCAGAATACGGTGCTACTCATTGCAAAAGGAAAGAGCCAGAACTTGAAAAGAGGTGATACATAAAATGCCAAAACGATATGACAATCCGCAGGAAATTTTGAAAATCATGCGGCAGACAGAACTTTTGAAGCAGTCTGCGGAGAGAAGTCCATTCACCGGAATACTGACACTGTTCTGCTATACCTTGTGGAAAGACTACAAGTACTCACAGACGAGACTTTCCGACTTTTGCGGTAAATTCACCGAGTACAACGAAAAGTACGAGAATGAGCATTATACGGAGTTACAGAGTAGGCTTAACGATTTTGCAGACTGGACGATTGAGTACAAGGAATTTACCGAAGCTGATTATCCACATTACAAGTCGGTTGTAGCGCAGAAATGCATCCAGGAACAGGTCAGATGTAACAATCTTATCAATGAGTTGTCCACAAGGTACATCCTATATGGAATGGTAATTCTTATGGAAGATGGATTTGGTAAGAAGAAGCTGACGAATTTCAAGGATAAGTTTTCTGACCACATGGACAAAGCTGGAGACAAGTGCAACGGAAAGGATTTCATGGATTTATGGAGAGAACTGGTGGAAAATACCGGGATCTATATTGAGAAGCCTATTTTTGAGTAAGGAGTTATAAATGGCAGAAAAACGAATGTTCAGCGCAAAAATAATTGAGAGTGATGCTTTTTTGGATATTCCTGCTACGGCTCAAATGCTTTATTTCCATATCTGTATGAACGCTGACGATGACGGATTCGTGAATAATCCACGGAAAATCATAAGGATGTGCGGTGCTTCTGATGATGATTTGAAAGCATTGATAGACAATAGATTCCTTTTATCTTTCGATAGTGGTGTTATGCTTGTAAAGCACTGGCGCATTCACAATTACATTCCACCGGATCGTTACAAGCCGTCATGCTACGTGGACGAAAAAAGCAAAATAGGTTTGAAACTAAACGGAGCATATACTACGGATCCTAAAAAGATGGTTTCCCCAGTAGAGGGAAATCCGAAGAAAAGTTGCTACGACAAAGAAATAAAACTTGATAAGAGGTGATACAAATGCAGATGACAGGTTATGAATTGTTGGCTAATTATGAAAAAGCAGAGGATAAAGATAAGCAGATTCAGATTCTTGCGGATTTGAACCACATTCCGGTTGACATGGTGTGTTTTGTGATTGACAACAGAGAGAAATTTGAAAATTTGGAAAAACCATTGTCCAAGGAAGAATTTGCAAAGTGGTGTGAGACGGAACTTGACCGTGTGGATGCTCATATCCATGCACAGGAAAAATATTACAGAGAAATTTGCAATGTATACAGAATCGCAAGTACATACGGAAAAGGAGCGTAAAATCGTGAGCAGATGATTTCACAGTGAGGATGAATTATATAGTATGCAAAACAGCTCTGCAGTAGGATATTTTGACCACTGGAATCATATACCATATGATTGCAGCTATCCTCAATTTGCAGAGAGACCGAGGATTGCGGAAAGGAGTAAGGATGGAGAGATTAACAACTAACAAGAATGTATCAGATATGGGAATGGTTGAACTGGCACTTAATTGCTGTTACATAGCAAAGGATGGAAGTGGCAGATACAGAGATTATGAGATTGATATAGACGAAAGAGATTTTGTAAGAAAACTCACAACTACTTTGGTAGGAGAATATTTGCCATTGCAAGACGAATCTTTTGACGAAGAAATGATGGACAACCTTGTTATTGACCCGTTTGCAGACGTAAGAGGTCTGATTGCGATATTCTACCGAAACATGTGGGCAATGGCAGAGTTGAGGGAAAAGTTGAAACGCTACGAGGATTACGAGGAGCAAGGATTGCTACTGCGATTTCCTTGTAAAGTGGGAGATAAAATTTTTCTTGATTTTGCAGGATTTGGAAAAGATATAGACGAGTTTACAGTTAAAGACTTCCATTTGGATTGTTTTGAAGATGGAGAAATTATACTGTATTGCGATTATGAATCAAACGATAAGACTTTATCTGGCCAAATTGATGTAATGGAATTTGGTAAAACAGTATTCCTCACAAAAAAAGAAGCAAAAGCCAAGCTGAAAGAATTGAGAGGTGCGGAATGAAGAGAGAAGAAGCTAATTATATACAAGACAATGATGTTAAACAGGTAGAACGCATTAAAGTTAGTGAATTAGACATCATTGTGAATATGATAAGCGAAAAACCTTATTATGAAATCAAATACAAAGAAGTCGGAGAGGACTATTACCACATTGGATACAGTTCGTATAACCTTGATTTTGTATTGGAATGGAAAGATAAATGCTTTGAGGTTGTTAGTGAAAGAAAAAGCGTTGCTGGTTGGATTCCGATAAGCGAGAGACTGCCGGAAGATTATGTTCCGGTCAATATTACATGGGTAAACCACAATCCGGATCCTTATTATGCAAGCATTAAAGATGTACCGTTCACAGCAACTGGTATCTGCTACGAGGGGGAATGGTACTGGTATTCGGTAGTATGTGAAGATTATCTCAAGGAATACGGATATTATGAACCTGATGTTGTTGATGATGAAATTGAAATCACAGCCTGGATGCCCCTGCCGGAACCGTACCGGGAAAGTGAGGTAGATCATGGCAAATAGACACACATTACATAGCAACAAATTAGATGCTTTTCGCAAATGGCTTATCAAAGATGGATGGACGATTGAAGAACCGAAAGGTATATGGGAAGTATTAAGAGCGAAAAAGGCAGGAAGACAGAATCCCTTGATTGTCTATCAAAAAATGAACAAAGAGCATTTAAGCGTGCTGGACAGAGATATTGATGTCATCAAGAGATTTTTGCAAGAAAAGTAGGTGGAAGATGGTGAAATGTAATAACTGCAAGAATTTAGAAACAAAGGATAACGGGTTTGATGCGTACTCATGGTGCGAGAAAATCAATGACTGTCCGCATGAGGAGATAGAAAGAGACTGCGAGCACTACGTACCTATGATCAACGCAGACCGGATCAGGAGCATGACGGACGAAGAACTGGCGATGGCGCTATTATGTGTCCTGCGGAATTTATTAAAAAGTGACAAGGTATGCGATTTTAGCCATGATTGTAAGGATTGTACGATGACATGGTTACAGAAAGAAAGCGAGGAGTAGCCATGACGGAGAATGAAGCAATCAAAGAACTTGAGACATCTATTGATTTAGCCAAAATGTGTACACAAAATTACGAGAGAAAAAACGAAATCCAAGGTTACGAGATGGCAATCAAGGCACTGGAAGAGGTACAGAAGTACCGCAAGATAGGCACGGTGGAGGAATGCCTAAAAAATAAGGATTTTTTGGATTTTCTTTCGGACAAAATGAACCCGAATGATTTTGAAATATACTTGCGCTTATACAATGCGTTGGAAGAAAAGGGGTGTGAAGAATGAGCGAAGAACTTAAACCGTGTCCATCATGTAAGAAAAAAAGTGCTATCTTATGCGAATTTTACGTAAAATGCATGAATTGTGGAAGAATGATGATGTTGAAAGAAGATTACAATGAAGAAAAGCTGATTGAAGCATGGAACAGGAGGGCGAACGATGAGACGACTGATTGAAGCGGATGTGTTGAAAAAACATATTGAAGAGGTAATCAAGAAGCAGAACGGGAAAAATACCGATTTGGTGCCAGTGGGTGAACTGATGGTATTTATTGATAGAGAACCGACCGCCTATGACCCGGACAAGGTTTTAGATCAGCTGTTGGATGCATCTTTTGATAGATTTGGCTGTGATACCGGAATGGGCGGTGATTTGGTGGTCAATATGGACGATGCAATCCAGATTGTGAAAGGCGGTGGAGTAGATGCAGAACATTGATTACACCGCCCTGTACGAGCAGAATGCGGACTTCAAACGCTACGTTGATCGATACTGCACCAAGCACAGAATCAGCGTCGCAGAAGCCTTGCAGCACTACCTGGTGCAGATGGCGGGGATACAGTACAAGGAACAAGCAGAAATGATAGTTAGATAAAACCAAGAAAGGAGCCGAGACTCTGGCCAGAGTGAAGCATATGCGGTCTCCTTGAAAAAATGAAAGCACATTGTTTGTTTGAACAGTCAGGAACTTTTAAAAATGCGTTTAGAAAATATGGAATAGATTCTTATGACTATGATATCCAAGATGAATTTGGAGAAACTGATTATGTGATAGATTTATTCAAAGAAATTAGGGGGGGGTATGACGAAAAACAAAGCATATTTGATGGCATAAAAGAGGATGACATTATACTTGCATTTTTTCCATGCACATATTTTGAATGCCAAAATCAGTTATGGTTTGCCGGAAATAATTATGCTCAAAAAGGATACAGTGACGAAAAAAACTGTGAACTGGTAATAAAAAGGCACAAAGAATTAAATGAATTTTATGAGGTTTTAAATAAGCTTGTAATAATTTGCATAAGGAGAAATTTGAAACTGATTATTGAAAATCCATACAGCCAGCCACACTATCTTACAACATATTGGTGCATAAAACCAAGCATAATTGATACAGACAGAACAGCGAATGGAGATTTCTATAAAAAACCTACACAGTATTGGTTTATAAATTGCAAACCTAAAAATAATCTTGTGTTTGAAGCAATAGATTATGTTGAGAAAAAAGACATTGTAAAGGCAAAAGCAACAAACTTTACATCAAGGAAAACAGAACGCTCAATGATTCATCCACAATATGCAGATCGTTTTATTCGCCAATATGTTATTGATGAAAATATATGGATGAAGTGAAATAGTAACTAAAAATTTGATTTAAAAAGTGAAAAATTTAATTAAAAATTTGAGTTTCTATTTGAGTTCCCACTCAACAACTCAAAAGCAAGTTAAAATCCCCCGGTAATACGGGGGAAATAAGAAGGAGATGAAGTGAGATGGTTATAAATGCAAAATGTAATGATTGCAAGGAACCAACGAAATATGTGGTTGGCTTTTTCGATGGAAAGAATGGAATCCACGGTTGCCTTTATGGTTGCCACAACGAAGAATGTGATATAAAGCAAATAATGGAAGCATCTGCATCGAAAGATATTCAGGAAATGGCAAGAATACAGTTAGCCAACGGAGACAAAGGGATGTACGCAGGCTATATTGCAGCACTAAGAAGAGATGCAAAAGTGTCCATGTTTAAGATGGCACAGATTGCCGGATGCAGTTCGGCAGATTACAGCGCATATGAGCATGAGCGGAAAGAATTTGATCCGGAAGTGTATTGGAAATGCAAGGAGTACTTGGATAAGGTAAGAAATTAAGTATGTAACTTAGTATTTAGCAAAGGAGTTAAGCGAGAAATGTGGTCACACGATGAACAGAAAGAAATAAATGACAGCTACGCTGTTATGGCAAGAATAACGTGTAAATATTGTGGAGCAGTAGTACACAAATATGTGGAAAGCCATTATACAGGCGGTTCCAAGTGTGTGATATTGGCAAAGTACTGTAGATTTTGCGGTAATGCTCTTAGGATTTAGTGGAGAAATAAAAATGACAAAAAGAAGATGTATGAAAATACACCACCCTGAATCTGTGTGTATGGCAGAGCGATTTGTTTTGTTTCATAATACAAGATTTAGAATCGGATTAGCATATCATGAATATTGGTGTTGTGAATGCCGCAAACAAAGGAAAATATGGTTTATCTGTTAGTTATGAAAAATGAAAGAGAGACAAAATATGAAAAAAATACTGGATGCCTGTTGCGGTAGCAGGATGTTTTGGTTTGACCGCCAGAACCCGGATGTCATATTTGCAGACAACCGGGAGGTAGAAACAACCTTGTGTGACGGTAGATCTCTTCTGGTAAAGCCGGATGTGCATATGGATTTCCGAGATATGCCGTACACTGATAACAGTTTTAAGATCGTGGTATTTGATCCTCCGCATCTTATCCATGCCGGTACAGGGTCATGGCTCCGGCAGAAATACGGAGTGCTTCCGGCAGATTGGCCAACGTACTTGAAAACCGGATTTGATGAGTGCATGAGGGTGCTTGAACCGTATGGACTACTTGTCTTTAAATGGAATGAGGATCAGATCAAATTATCGGAAGTGCTGAAAGCATTTGGTACGAAACCATTGTTGGGAGATCAGAGAGGTAAGACCCGTTGGTTGCTTTTTATGAAGTAAACTGGAATATTAAGATTTATGGAGGCATTTGTATGAGAAAAATACATGAATGTGCAGAAGATATAAAAAATATTTTAAATGATGCAGAACGAACCGAAGAGGTTGACGGAGATATGTTATGTAGTATTAATGAGTTGGTGGATGAAATTTTATCAATATATTGTTTAGAAAAACAACAAAGAAAAATGGCTATAGCTGAAGAAAATGAGATTCTTTCAGAAGAGGCTAAAAAAGCAGGATGGAAGTCTGGTGTTATGAACATCTAAACTGAAAT